CAGTTTTACTATTAGCGGTTGTATTTTGTGACATTTGTGTACTCGAGTTTTTACTTTCTATACTAATATTATAGCATTTATCTGCTGATCTGTCACGGAAAATAGTGCTGTAAGTGCTTGATTCGAAAAAGTTTTCTAAACATACTGATTCTTAGGAGTCATTGTGTCCTCGTTGAGTACTGTCTTGATGGCATGACAGTCTAAACAAAGAGTCTGCAGATTATCATCGTCATTATTCCCATGATCACCATCTATATGATCTACTGTTAATAGAGTACGTATTAGTCGATTTTTTATCTTAAGATCTTCTATTCGCTGTACACGGCTATCAGTTAGTGGAGTATAACCACAATGTTCACAGTGAGTTTTACGTTGGTGGCTATATACTTTTTTAGTAGTAGCCAGTCCTCCATATTGTGCTAGATTTTTTTGGTGATTCCTGCACAGATGCTCACTTCCAGGGCCTTGATAGGCTGTGAGAAAATTCTCACAGCCATCAATACTACATCGTGTTTTTCTGGCCTTTCTTAGTGCAACACCTTCTTTGAGAAGGTCTTTGTTTGGGTCACGTAAAGTCATTAACCTAACTCCTTCTTTTTAAAGTCATACTGAAATTTACCAGTGAAGATTGGCAACTCTTTTGAAAATCCTGCTTTAGCAATTGCTTGACAAATCCAAGTAGGAGCAACCTCTGTTTGATTGCATCGCTCGTTATATGCACTCTTAACCTGTGCATACTGTCTTCTATACCAACTCTTGTACGCTGTTGTAATCATCTTAGACTTTTTAGATGTATGTTTTCTCCAAGTATTCTCAGTAACGGCACCCAAATACTTTCCAAATTCACGCACATAATCATCGTCTACAGTAATTCCCTGTACGTCACATGCACGAAAAATGTGTGCCATGTTGTCAATTTCCAGAGGTTCTATAGGCTTGTCTGAAAGAAACATATTGTGATACTGAAAAACCCGACGTAGCACACTACTCTTCCACTTATTAACATCGCGCCCTGTTGCAGGAAATATTTCTGAAGGACGGGATACTGCGCCCGGCTCATCTGTATCTCCAAACTTTTCATGTGTAAAGAAACAGTTGAATTCTTCTAAAGCACTCTGAATTTCTTCGAAACGCACACTCCATGGATCTTTATCTCCGTTATTGCGTACAGACCAGACGTGTTGCATATACAAATCAATCTTGTCCAAGGGCTTAGTCATAGTGTCATCGTGAACGCCAATAAAACGTTTTCGCAATTTAGAAATGTCACGGCCTGGGTAAATGGCTACTGGTATCTCAAGTTCCATTGCTTCTTTTAAACTCATACCAAACGCAAACATAGCGACAGAGATCAACGCTAATGTCGTATGCTGGCCGTCCCAAATAGCAAACAAACCCTTGCGTCGATACTGAGTCTCAGCATCTGGATCTATGTCATAAGGGTACAAGCGAACAATGTTAACAAAGAAAGGATCAAATTTGCCAACAATATCTAGTATCCAGTCAGAATCAACTACACGCTGGATTGATGCATTAATGAGCATGTTCTTGAGTTTAACACGCTCTTTCTTATTAGCAGACATTTGCACCATGTCTGCATATATATCAGCAAATTCTTTATACTGTGGGTTACGATTGCGGAATTCCTCGCCTAGTTCTTTAAGAAAGTCTGGCAGGTCTGGATCTTTCTCAATGATAGCATCAATAAAACGTTCAACTAGTTCTACAATTGTATCTTCAGTAGTATTGAATTTTTCATTGAACTTTTTAGCGTAACTCCAATCGGAATGGTAAGCAGAGTTAGTAGGAGAAAGATGAGAAAGATCTTCGATATTCTCAGGTCGGGATTGCCCGACAACTTCTTGTTTTAGATGTGCTGATTGCACACCACGAAGGTGTAAAATAGTCATATTGTTTTCCTTGTTCCGGTTAATAGAACGATTAAAGTAAGCTCTAATACGAGCGTAACGCTCGTTTAAACGAGCGTTACTTAGTAAGACATTATTGCCTTACTATCTAAATAGTGTACTAAAAATTGTACAAATTGTCAATCTTTTTTTAATATTTTTTAATAATTAAAAGTCCCCCCGGAGTTTATCCAGTATTGCACTGGCTCCGGGGGTTCCCAAGTACTCTGTCAGCCTTCCATCGCCGAGATTACATACTTGCCGAAGCGTTTATGAAACTCGTCAAACGACTTGAGTTTGCCCGGCACCAGCGGAAGGTTATAGTTAGTGAGTGCCATCTTAGCACCCATCACCGTAACTTCTGTAAGAAAGTTATCCATCATAAAGCGGAAGAAGTTATCGCACATTTCGTGCCATTCTTTGCTCGGGTTAGCCTTTTTCGATTTATTAAAGGAATCCCGTAATTCGTAGCACATTGCGACAGTCAGCGAGTACATTGCTGATACTTCTTTGACATCCAGTTTCTTAACACTACCGTTAAGAATGTCAGTCGGATTAGGCAGTTTGCCGGAGTGTTTGCGATGGGCGTTAAACTTAATAGCCATGCCCTCGCCTACTGTACCAGCAACCAAATCAGTCACTTCGCCCTCAGACATTTCAACGTCATCTTCTTGATCGTTGAGTAACTCGCTCACAAACGTCCACGAGCGCGGAGTAGCAAAGGATCTCTCGTTAGAACCAGAATCGAAACTGTAGAGATCGTTCTTAGCGAACGTTAGATAACCTAAAACATCCGGATGAATCTGTCGCTCAACTGCCCATTCCTGCCAAGTGTCAAAGTCGGCAGTCACTTCAATATGTACGAAGCGGTTAGCCAACGGGGCAGGCATACGGTATGTCACACCGCGGTCAGTTTCACGGTTACCAGCCGCCACAATAACGACATTATCAGGCAGTTCGTAAGTACCAATTCTGCGATTAAGCACCAACTGGTAAGCGGCGGCCTGTGTCGCCATCGGAGCAGAGTTCATTTCGTCCAAAAACAAAATAATAGTTTCAAACTCCTTGGCAAGTTCTTGTGACGGCAAATCAACTGGTGGCGCCCAAGACATATTGTTTTCAGTCTGGTTGTAGTATGGAATACCGCGTAAATCGGTCGGTTCCATTAGAGCCAGTCGTAAATCAATCATGTAACCGTTGACTTCACCAGCCAACTGATTAACCAGATCTGACTTACCGACTCCGGGAGGTCCCCAAAGGAAGACAGGTCGCTTACGAAGCATCGCGCGTCTAATAGCCTTCTTGGCTTCCTTCAGGGTGTTAGTTCTGTTTTCTTGAGTGCTCATTGTACTTGGGTCTCCTTAAATTATCGAAGGTACTTCGGGCCATGCTCTGTGATAACGCTCTCACCACAGTCATCGCTAAAAATGTTACCACGTACACCGTTTTTGACAGGCGCTTTCCACGAGCCTTTTAAAATGTCACCGTTTTGCATATTAACAAAACTGTGAACACACTGGCCATCACGGAATATTTCTTTTCCGTCATTATCATAACCGCGGCTTCGCTTGATAACTTTCGCATACTTGCTACCGAAATGAACCTGAATATAATCTGACGGAGAATGAGTAAAGCCGGCCCGCTCAAAATATTCGTCCTGCAGTTTTTGGACCACATCCATATATTTGTAAAGTTGGTCCTTCATTTCTCTAACTGGTTTCATATCTTGCGTTCCTTTGTTTCTTTAGTGTATATAATATATTATACAGACTTTTATTGAAATGTCTAGAAATTGGCACGTCTAAGTTATTGATTTATAAAGGATTTTAAAAATATATTGAAATATATTGAAATATAAGGGTTTTTTAACGATAAAGTATAAAAGATTCGGGGGGCATTGCGCCCCCCGTTATTCCTTTGCAATCAGTGAGTACTGATTACTGACCGGCTAGTGCGCGGTAGCCTGCGGCTACTACTGCTCGAGAAGGAGTACCCAATCGATACTTGTTCACGACGCGACCTTTTGTGTCGGAATGTGCGTTCAAGTAAATTGCGTGACCTTTGAATCGAAGATTCTGAATCGTCGCACCAGGGTTACCTACACTATAGCGCGATGCGATCTGCGCTGAAGAGAGTTCCTGTCCATCTTGAAGAGCGTTAAGTACTTTTTCAGTCTTAGTCATTTTACATTTCCTTAGGCGTTATGCCATTATCAAGTTTAGCAGTATGGGACTGCTGACCCCTTCGTGATAATCACGAAATTCTTTAACAATGTATACTACTCTACACTACCATTGGGTTTTTGTCAACCCTTTTTACTAACTTTTTTGTAAGTTTTTCAACTTGTTTTCTAACTATGATACACTCATACTCTATATTTGTCAAGTATTTTGGTCCATTATTTTTACATCGGCGAATGGTACTAGAAAAACCCAACCTTTTTCATGGTCTTTGACTTCGTACACTTGGGTTTCCCTATCTATTGCTCTAATGTACCCTACTCTGGTCAGAGTTTTTTCTCCTACTACTGGCAAGTCGATTGTAGAGAATGAACCACCTGGCCGGCCGAATTCGTCTATAGGAAGCAATTTCTTATACGTGCATTTAGGATCGTTATTCATTTAGTCTAAATTCCCTGTGATTAATAACACTATCAATAAGATAGCTATACCGCTTATCCAAGCAAAGGATTGAAACAATCCTGTAAAAAAATCTGACGGATGGTTCGACAAGTAGTGAATATTAACGCCAATACTTAGCAGTGGAACCAAAAATAAAAGCCAATAAAACATACTACACTTCCAAGTTAGTATTAGGCACGGTCCAAGAGCCATATTGACCACAGTCAACTAACACTCTTGATCTCTTCACTTCCTTAATATACCCTGCCATCTTAGGCGGTACTTTGCCTCTGTGAGTCTTGCGTCCAGTTCTTACTACGACCTTGTCGCCTATCTTTAGTGACTTCATAATACCACTACCTTTCCGTCTACGGTGCATCATGATAGTCTGTTGGGCTGATTCAAGTTCTTTTAGGGTCATTTCTTCAAAGTCTATATTCATAAACTTTTTATAAGTGTTGCTCATCATAATTAATTACCAAGCGTCGTTTTTCCAAGTGTAATAGTTAAGCCTTAATTTGGCTACTTCCCCATCAAAGTTTTCCGTCAAATATTTGGTAAACTTCTTTGGAGTCATTTCAGGACAGTCGTCCGCAATCCAGATACGATCTACTTCAAAGTAAAGATCAACGTCTGACATTTTTTTGGGGTCAATTTTATTCATAATTTTTCTGCTAACGTTTTTTAACTGGGCCGCCTTTCATAATTCCAGATTTCATAAATTTACCGATCCAGGTACCAATTAGCGCACCTAAGCCAATGGAAACTGCAACCCCAACTCCATTTTCGACGGCTTTTTGCCGTTCTAATTCGGCTTTTTGCCGTTCTAATTCGGCTTTTTGCCGTTCTAATTGTTGGAAACGTAATTGCTCCAAATACGATCTTTCTTGTTCTAGTTTCAACAATTGTTGTTTTTGAATTTCCAACTGTTGTTTTTGAATTTCTTGTTCAATATCGTTACTCATGTTCTCCTCCAGGTCCTCGTCCATATCCACCAAAATATTGTGGCCTGCGTCTGGCAGTTTCAAACGTGCCAACGGTGATTGCAATTGCTCCAAGTAATGCTACATGAGCAACGGTACTAATACCAAATGCGGTCCAACTGCCCGTGATAATACCAAACACAATACACCACAACCATGCTAACAATTGCATAATCGTATGCCGTGTACGCAGGTCTGGAATTTGACTTAGTGGATTTTTATTATGATTCATTACCACATTCCAACAATCATATACCCATTCCCTCATTGATCTCACCTTTTTGAATATCACTTTGATAGGATAATAAGCGTCAATATCATCTCGGTATTCAATTGCATCAAAGACGTTATGAAACTTTTTTGATATCTTTCTGTCTCTGAAATATGCGGTAACTCTATACATTAGCAAAAGTTTCCTCTTGATTTATGACCACCAGCACTGAGTGGGGTACCTGCCCGATCTAGGGCATAGTGGTAACATGGATGCACCTGCTGAATTTCTTGGCCGTGCATACGCAATTCGATCTCGGGTATCATGGCAAGAATGTAATCGAGAATACGCTCATAACCGGTGTAGGAGCAATCTTCGGGGTTCTCAAAATGTTCTCCGTTCATTGCCTCAATTGCATACTTTGGATCTCCCATCACCTTCTCAATTGACTTGAGCAGATTGTAAGGGTGACCATCTTCAGTCTCAAGGTCAATAATCCAATCAGGGCCACTGTCACCAAATCGTTTTGGGTAGGGTGTCATAGTCATTATTTTAATACTCCGGAGATATGTGGCCATTCGCTCAGTTTACGCATAAATTTAGCAAACTCATTCGGATCTTCTGACCGAGTATCTACCCACTGATTCCAGAGAAACGCATCCCAGAAGGCAGGAACTTGAGGACAGTCCTGACTCATAAGGTGTTTGAACTCGGCCTGACTCATTGGAACCTTATATTCTTTCGCCATGTAAGATTTATTAATCATTACGCTGTCAACTCCTGAAGCATATTATACGCTTCTTGTCGTGAAAGACTCATGTTACGATGGTCCTTCTTAGTGATACAAAACAAGGCCCATAACTGCTTCTTGGTTGCCTCGCCTTCGAGATTGGTCCACTTCTTCGTAGACTTCTTTTTAGCCTTAGGCTTAGAGCCTTTCGCAGTCTTAGCCGGCTCGTATACATATGGCTGATCCCACTTGCCGAGATTGATGTCCACATACCAACCAACATCAAAGTAGTCCGTCATAATGTCGGAGTTATCGTGGTTACCGGTGTTGAGCAGTTTTTTGGCTTTGAGCAAAAACTCCTTGGCTTTACCAGTCCAATTATTTTCAATCCAGTATACATTAACCTGTCGGTTATAGTCATCAGCATTGCTGGATTTATTGAAATCAATGGCACCGGACTTAATAGTGAGCACTACAGATCTGTGATCGCGTACGGATAACGATCCTTTTAGTCCATACTCTTTCAGCAATTTCTTCATCTCTGGTTGGACTGCCTTTTTCATTTCTTGACTGTAGTATGCCATTTCTTTTCCTTTGTTTCTTTAGCGTATATAATATATTATACAGTATTTGGCAGAAATGTCACGAAAAAAGTTGCTCTAAGTGCTTGATTTATAAGGAGTTTTAAAATATAGGTGTATTTTTAGCCAAATATGCCCAAAATCAGCATTAATCCTCACGCTTTCCGGTGCCATAATCAATGACTACCGGAAATCTCGGGACACCGTCATTACTTAATTCAAAGAATCTGCAGGTCGCCCAATCTGGCTTTTTCTTAGATTCGAGCAATTCTCTCAATTGATTCTGCGAACCTCTAACGCCACTGCTAAAGGTTCTGCCATCTGGCAATTTCAGCGTAAACTTTTTAGCATAGCCGGTCCAGGACCCTTGTCCTTCCTCAACTGCTACGACATCAAATTCTTCAGTAATGAATTCCTTTCGCTTCAGTAATCCGTTACTTCGTTTACATTCGTATTTGACATTCTGTCGGATCATTTGGCCTTCATACCCTGCCTCTGTATATTTGCCATACATTTCATTAATCTTGGCAGTGTCCTTACATTTGGTAGTCTTTACTAAAACAACGCCTGGCCCTTCAACATTGTCTACGAGCCATTTTGCTCGGTCGGTAAAAATCATATTCTCATTGTCACGATCAAACATGTCATAGATATGATACTCAACCAACTCAGCACTCTCAGCAATTTCCTCTGGGCGGCATTTTAGTTTCCTGACCAAACTGGTGATCTTCTGAAAGTCTGCTTTCAGTTTATGATTGTAAAGTTCACCATCCAGGACAATGTTTGGATTGGCTTTGATTATATGCTTTAAACTTTCCCAGATATGCGGGCAACTATTAATAGCCTTGCCGGCTCGAGTATGCATACCGTTCTTATCAACAATACATCGAATGCCATCTAACTTTGGTTGGGTGTACCCGCTATCAACTGGCTTCTTTGTGAAGTCGTGTGCTAACATAGGCTTAAACAACTCGTAACTATCAACGTCTTTTTTCTTGGCAAAGTATTCTTTGTCTGCCTTTTTGGTCCATTGTGCCTGCGCTTCAAACTCGGCCTGTCCCTTAGCCGTCGTTGCGTTTACTTTGCCAACGTTTTTAGCCACGCACATATTCCATCCACTAGTGACCTTTTCGCCGTCGACTAGTCCACTTACACTTCGAATGCCGGCGACATTTTCATTGTCAAATCCGACTTCCACAGTCCAAATACGGAGTTTGCCTTTACTGTCGCGTTTATATAACGGCTTTAGGCTTTTAACATTCTTCATGCCACTGCCCCGTATATCTGTTCATAGGATTTTTTACTACCATCCTTATAAACATACATGGCAGTACCATGCTCTGTTCCCCCGTTACCATCGAACACCTTGGTGTGAACAACACCAGTGATGTCAGCGTCGGCGTTTTCGTTCCAAGACCAATCTCGAGGAATATTCATCGTCGCTTGAAACCCGTCCTCGGTTTCGATTATTTTCCACGGATGTTCCCACTCCTCGCCAACGGGCTCAAAATCATCAAGGAGTTCCCAAGTGACCACATACTCCTCAAACGCTTCATTGGCGGTAGTTACCGCTTTTTCTACACGTCCAAGAATACCACCTGGCTGGGTAGCCATAATGGCGTCATTGGGAGACAAGTGTTCGACAAGATAAATCTCGCCACCCTTGTTTTTCCAACGTTGGGGGCATTCACCCTCACCGTCCCAAGCATGGGCGCCATAATTTTCGAGAATCTGTGTATAAATTGCGAGTTTCATATTTCTACCTGTTTCTTTAACCTGTATACATATTATGGCATAAAGCCGCAGAAATGTACAGAAAAAAAGCGCTCTAAGTTATTGATTTTAAAGGGAAAATAAAAACTTTTAAGAATTCAATGAAATTTTCATTGATTCTACTACTTTCGCAAGGGATTGTCCGCTTAGATAGAACATTGTGGCCAATTTTTCATCAAAGATTGAGATCTTCATTGCTTTCTGCAATTTACCCAATTTATTAGAGTGTATGAAATATGGGCTTGGAAGGTAATGGTCTAAGTCTAGATACAGATGCAGTTTTCCTTGATAATCATCTATGTCTAAATCAAACATATACTCTTTTAATTGCAACTCTTTTGTAATAGTTAGATAACCGGGTTTAGTGAGTCTCAACCCTTGGGTAGTTTCTTCTCTAATATTAAACCACCAAAAGTCGAGATATTTTTTTCTATTTACTTCGTTATCTTCAATATTCAACAAGTTAAAAAATTTTAATGTATAATCAATTTTAGTTATTTTGTTATTCACTTGGCTTTACTTTTTTGCCTTTGGACAATAAGAAAACTTCAAACTTGTCTGTTTTAAATTGGGAATTTAATTTTTTGGCTAAGTTGTGTGCGTGACCTGGATTTCCGAATGCCATCCGTTTATACTTTGGTCCAGGGTAATTAACCAATAAATTGCTTGTTTTAAGATTGATTGGCTGACCATTATAAAACACTGTCCAAATTCCTTCTACTTCTAATATTTGGTCTGATTTATATGTGTCTTTGTTAATGTGTTCAAGTAGAACAGTAGGTTTTGGCCTGCTCATAATTAATCTGAATCTCCATAATATAATATGTATACATTATATTTATCACAGATTAATTAATTTTTTACTTGAAGTCTCCAGCGTCAAACCTAACATCTATTACATTGTCCGCAAGTTTTTCTTGTTGCAGTCTGATAATTTCTTCTTGGCAAGAAGCAATGTGTGTTAAAAGAACAGCCAAACAATGCTCTAAATCTTGACAGTGTTGTTTACCTATTCTTAACTCACTTTGCCCGCTATGGCGAATGCCTGCTATCTGTTGTAGCAAGTTTTCAATAGGTCTTAAATTAAGTTGAGTGCTTGGCATACTTTAGTGCTTCCTTAGCATCCTCGGCAGTTTTGTAAGGGCCTTTATAACCATATCGATCCAACGTAATAAGTTTGGGACATGAGGCAGTAGTCCATCCAATCTTAGTAAAATTAATAATGTAATGTCCCGCGCAAAACCAACACTTGCTATCTTCTCTTTTATTAAACATAGGAAGTTTTCGGTTAAGGTCATATATTACATTAAACGCCTTTTTGGAATTAATTGGATATCCGTGTACCTCTTTTTGAGTATATGTAGCCGCAACATCACTTGCTTGATGCTTAATAAAACGGATCGGATATTTGTCTAATAATGTTTTCTTAGAATTAAACGCAATTTTTCGGCCGTGGTCAGTAACAACATAATGAGAATCTCCAATTCTATTAAGTAGTCCTACGCTTTCGCCGTTTCGCGATAAAATCCAAAATCTGTCCTTAACTAATGGTTTTGCTAGTGTGTCTTCAGTCATTGTGTTCTTCCTTTGTTGGTACGCATCCAATAACAATATAATAGATAAAATTAACAAGCGGAATGAATACCAAAATAAATGCCCATTGGCTCCATCCTGCGTCTCGGTTGCGTCTTGCTAATGTTGCAATTGACGGAATAAAAACCCCCAATATTAGTATAACATAAAACGGGCCTGTCGCGACCGTAGGAAACAACATCAAATCGAGAATGGTTACAATAATTGAAGCAATAATAACAAATAAAAACAATCCCCAATATTCCTCTCTATTCGCTCTTCCAGTAAAGTCTGCGTATTTTTTAAGTGCTGTGAATAACATATTATCTCCCTATGTCCTTAATACAATCCTTACTAATAACTTGATAAGCACCTTTGTTATAAGCAGGAGCAATTGTGTGTTGTGTGGTTTTCATCGAATCTCTCTTAGGTGCCATTGCAACGCGAGAATTCAAAGAGGGCCAGTTATTGCTTCGCGTTTCATAGGAAGGAATAGTTAGGACTTTTGACGGTCCAATTTTTGTTCGCTTTCTACCAGCCACTGCTTGTCTACGCTTCTTACGCGCGGCCTTCACTTGTCTTTCTTGGTATGTGCTCATGTTTTAATACTATTAAATATTAGATACATTACTAGTATAAATGAAATATAGAAGATTGTCAAGATAAACGGGTTATCTTTTTCTTTTTAATCTTTCTTTTTATTTGAGGGGATTCTATGATCTTCATCTAGATGGCCAATATCTGCTTTAAGCACATCTCTATACTCGTCCCAGTATTTCTTGTGTGCTTCTTTATGGATTACTTTAGCAAGTTCTGCTTGGCGATCACGATACTCGCCCTGCTCAAGCCAGTACTCCTTGTCCGTGTATCCTGATTTATTAACCTTTGCCATGAACTCTCTTTGCTTCTTAATAAGTTCTTCGATTGCTTTTTGCTTTTCTGTTTTCTTCTTCGGCATTATGGATAACTTGCATTTAGTAAATCGCCAAACTTTTGAGATTCATCTCCTAGTTTTTGAAGATTGTGTTTACCGCAAAATTTCAAAAAGTGTACACCAACACTACTATTTTTCTTAGACTCTATCTCTCCAATAGTCTCGTCTATTACGCCACGAATCTCTTCGGGCTGTGCTGTAAGATCAACTAGTGTGCGATTACGCTCATAGTCGTCTTTTACACGGTGTTCTTCTTCGTTATGATCTACCCAACGTTGAAGCATCATATTGTTCCAAACATAACCTTTGTTATGTCTGTCCTCAAACGCCTCACGTAATACTGTTTTACGAACACGCGGATAAGCAGTGAAAACGTTATCGCTTGGATCACCTCGCATACATTTTTCAAACAATAACCATTCTGGATTAGGTATCTCTTTAGGCTCTTTAGTTTTCTTATCAATTACCATATTGCCTTTTTTATCAAAGATGCCTTCTATAGTAATTAACTGATCGCTAATGCCGTTATATTGTTTAACATTAGTGCCTAACAGTTGATAAAAGTCGCTGTCACTACTAATAATGAAGTGTTCGTCGTTTGGATGTCCTTGTATAAAACCAGCAATAAGATCATCCGCCTCAAGCACTGGATTTTGTATTACAGTACAGTTAGTTTTGTTTCGTAGGAATGTAGTAAAATCTTCGTACACTTCCCAAAATAGTTTATCTTCTTCCTGCTCTCTTTCAGTGAGTGCTTGTCGTGCTACTGCTCTATTCTTTTTGTATGGCTCATAAAAGGATTTACGCCAACTTCTACCTTCCAAACAAAATATAACGTGATCAGTGTCAAACTCTCTCCATACTTTGGCAACTGATGCTAGGGTTACGTGGATAGCAAGACCTAATTTGGTATCGGTGTCGACGCTTTTAGCGACAACATGTCTTGCTCTAAAAAACATATTAGCGGTGTCTATTAATAGATATTTCATCTAATTTTTTTTAACCTTCTGCTTTTGCCATTGCTCTAGACCAATAGCGATTGATAATTTCTTCGATATCCTTTTCTGTAAACGAACTAGGAAGATCATAGCCCTTAACTATTAGCCAGATGGTGTTGGCTAATTCTTTATCTAATTTTTTGTCTAAATTACTAGACGACATATATAATTTGATTCCTGTAATTTAAAAGAAAGTAGGACGACTATCTTTGAATAGTCGCCCACCTTCTAAAAGTAAGCGATATTACTTTTTCGTAAATAGCCAATAAAGAACCCAAATCGCTACTAAGCCAACAAGTCCGTTGCTACCTAGTGAATTTACAAGTCCGATAATGTTACCTACAACATCGCCTGGCAAAAATGCTACACCAGGACCAAAAATAACTTGTAGAACTACTGCTAGTGAAACTAGAGCAACACCTACTTCAGTTAATTTTCTTACCCAGCCTAATGCCGTTTCAACGATATTTCCAGCCATATCTAACCTCCTTTGGTTGTTATGATATAATTAATTATATCTCTTTCAGCATAACATATTACACTATCTGTGTCAAGCGATTTAGTAGTATTCTAGTCCATCTTTTATGCCCATTTACGCCAAAATACTCAGTTCCTGGGTTAAAATCAATATTCTGCGCTTTTAACTGAGAAACCATAGTACCATTAGGGTTATATGGATCGATGAACGAGTCTCCAAAATCGTATTGATTTTGTGGTGTAATATTTAGATGCTCTTGTGTATTAAACATAATATGAATAACTTTCATATTTGTTAGTTTTTCATGTAAATCTATTACATCTCGGTGTGTGCCTGTGTTCCATTTCTCAAAACCAATTATTGCTACTGTATCCTCAGGGCGAGGTTTTCTTATAAGGTAGTCTAATGCGTGGAACATAATAGTTTGATTGTCCCACTCTGGTTTAGAGATTAAAAAAGTTCCTATCTGCATTACAGGAGAAATTCCTGCCCAAAAAGCATTGGCTTTATTGTCGGGATGGGGTTCGTCCCTTAGAGCAAGTTGCATAGGATCGTCGTCTGCTCTGAGATAGTCATTTACGCATTTAGCACCGCTAGTGTGAGATCCGCCAACGCATATAATAGAATTTATTAGGTTATTAGTTGATTTGCGAAACATTAATTCTATTTATATTCGCGCTTGCCGCCTTCGATATCCCGCATTTGTATGTTAACGTTACTGCCTACTACGTCTTCGTCGTATGTTTCCATAGCAATTTGCCTACATAAGTCTTGAAACCATTGATCTACTATTTCTTCGTCTGTATCACCTACTAAACCGTGTCGTCGCAACATTCCTACAAACGGTTCATTCCAATCTAATTCAAATGCACCATTGCGTGGGTTTTCACTGTCAATCTCTACATCAACAATAGTAAACCACGGCTCGCCTTTCTTTGTTGCTTTTTGTTTAGGTGTTAACCTTTTCTTAGTTTCTTTTAATGGTTCCGATGCTATTTCGGTTTCACTACCAAACATATCTTTTATTTTATCAAATACACTCATTATGTTCCCCATGCGTTACCAAACAGATCTGAATGTAGCCTTGGGCTATATCTCATACCATGTTTCATAACTGCTTCTGCTACTGTGATAGCATTTCCTTTATAATCTTCATATAATCCACCAACTGGCATACAATAAACAGGACACTCTACGCCTGCCTCTTTATATACTGCTACCGCCTTTTCTACTTCTATCATACTTTCTTCACTATCAATAACAAACTTAAAATACATATCAGATCCAGGCACGTTGAAGTATTGTGCCGCTACCTCAGATTTAATAGCATCTTCCCATTGTTCGCCGCTAGGAGATAGTTTAGGCGAACAAGACCATGTAAAGAAAGGTCTATTGGATTTTTGCCATTGTAACCAAGAGGTGTAGTTTCCCATATATTCGGCAAACTCGCCTTTTAAACTTTTGGTAGTGTTAGTCTCAAATGTAACATTTTTTAAATCTTGCATACGCTCGTGTGCAAACAAAGCGGGATATATCTTTTGCCACATCATAGGCTCACCACCCGTAATAACCAAATGTATGTCTTGCCCATTTGGCATCATCCAACTACCATTAGGAGTTATCTTTAATAAGTTATCTACCAATCCATCTAAATCTATATCAGTTGCTAGATGTTTAAATCGTGTATCCCAACTTGCGTAACTATCACAACCTGTGCTTACTAGTGGTAAATCATCAAAGTGTGTATACTTAGAAGCATCTACATTAAGACGCTCTTCGCTTAGTTCACCACGTGGCATACCAAATCCTTGACATTTTAAGTTACAACCAAATAAACGTAAGAATACAGACGGCACGCCTGTAAACTTACCCTCACCTTGTAAACTATAAAATATTTCAGTGTATCGTATTTTCATTGTTTCTTTTTCTTTTCTTTATCTGGAGTGGATTTTTTCCAAGCATCTCCAAATAATTCATTTAATGGTGTTGCTTGGTGTTCTTCTCTACTCATACCCCAACTAGGTCCTTTTAAAAATCTTTGCCATTGCATTCTAATCTTATCTTCTTCTTCCCTCCACTCTTTCTTTTCTTGTTCTAACTGTTTAGGAAGACTATCTACTATTTTAACAGATTCTACTAAATTGTCAACTACTTCTACAATGTTTGGGTGCCTAAACCAACTATAAAACCAGTGTTTTTCAACTAGTTTTTTGAGACTATCGTTTATTAATTCTTTCGTTTTATCTATATCATCTTGCATAACTCTCTATGCCTCCCTCTCTGTGTATGTCCAATGTTAGGCAATGCAACCCGCCGTCCCAAAAGAACCTGTGTCTAAATGGAGTTACAATAGGTTCTACGTTGTGCTTTTTAAACCACTTAAATAGTTCTTCATTTTCAGTTAAGCATAGTACAGTCTCAGGATTAACCATTAGTACGTTAACATCCCATACTGTTTCTTCACAAAAGCCTACCCATTCGCTAAACCACTTGTCTACGTAGTCAATAAGTTCGTCGTTGTGTTCCTCACCAGGTATCCACCACTTGCCTTGAACTTTATCTTTAATTTCTAAAAATGGAGACATGTTAGACCACTGCGTGTCTGGCAAGTAAAAGACATCCCAGTTTGGAAAATACTTTTTAAATTGCAATGCTTCTCCATTAGATACAAATGCGCCGGGTTTTATAGGTGCGTATATACCATCCGAATGCCCGTCGTTAAAAGCAGTTATGATATTATAACTGTCTTTAAACTCGTTTCTAAACCATTTATATGTTGTGTTGGGCAATCCATCTAATATAATAGTATCACCTAGTTTAACAATGTTAGGCCCTTGGTTCCAAAAATCAAATCTTGTAGTGTTATCGACGCCGTAATCATTAATAACATTGCCTTTATACGATTCTATTTCCTCATATAAAGTCTCAAAAAATAATACGTTTGCCCTGCCTGGTCCTGCTATTTTATTATCAGTTAAACAACTTAAATCTCGTTGCCTTAAAATATAGAAATTGTCATTAACAACAACCTGTTCATCTCTCGGAAACAACGGTGGTTTAGTTAGGAAACCTGGATTTTCATATATGTCGTAGTCTTGTAAGTATTTTTTAACTCCGTCGTTGTCCTGCAACTGTGGCATGTCTTGTAACACTCTGTTGACGTCAACTTCTAAATTACGGTCAACAGCATCACCACCAACCTTGTAAATATTATATACTTGATCAAAGTCAAACACACGCGGGCGTTTTACGGTCACGCCATAACTTTCTAATACTTCTTTAATGTTCTCTAAATCTTCTATAGTCTCTTCAGTGATTTGTCGTAGAACATTTTTTACTTTTGTATTATCAACGTAGTCAAAGAACTCCGGACGATAGCAATCGCCTAGCCAACATTCTTTAAGTGGCTGGAATCCTGTGTTACAATTGATTACACCCATCCAGTAAACCCTGCTTCAGGGTTATGATAGGTTGAACTGTTCTTGTCATTTTCTCTTGCTTCCACGCTAATAACCCATGCTCTGCCGCCTGTTCTTTCACGCAACCATCCATCAGCATAATTGCAGATACGCATAGCAGTGCCTTCCATACCTGGTCCTTCCTCTTGTACAATCAACTTACATACACCTGCGTTGTGTAGCATTTGGAATGTTTCCATATATGGATCATCGTGATCAATGACAAACGTATGATCGTAGTTTTCTTCTAACCATCTTTTCAGTTCTTTTAAATCGCTGTAGTCTACAAGAAACCCTTCCTTTGTCATAGTGTGTGCGCCAAATGTAAAATGGAAACTACGACTATAGCCGTGTATCATAGCGCAGTTTCCATCATGCTTATGCTGTCTATGGGCACATGGAAAGTTGTAAAATGTTTTTGTAGATGTGAATTCGGGTAACCCGCTCATTTATTTTCTCCTTAGTTGCAAATTTCTCTGTTATATAAATCTATTACTGCTTCGTTTGTTTGTGGATTTAGTACCCATCCACCATGCTTATTCATTATATCTCCGTAATTGACTTTTGGATGTCCTAATATACCAATACAGTGTCCTATTTCGTGTGCTAAAGTATTATATAAAGCACCACATTTGTTTAAATCATTATACATTAACGGATTTAAATAAATGTTGCAGTATTGCATCTGTCCATTATGTGTCTTCCATTCCGAGTATGCACAATGATCATTATTGTAGGCAAATCCAGCAAATCTTATCTGTCCAAGTTTACCATAATTAAAAGTTAAACCGGCACCTTTCCATATAGCACCAGCATTTCGCCATTCTATATTATCGACACTGATGTTAATATTTTTACTTGGCCATTTTGCACCATACAAACTATTAACATCAACGCATTTAGACACTCCAATTGTAGAAGAACCGCTACACCCTGCTAACAATGCTATAGCGAATCCTAGTATTTTAAATAAATTTTTTCTTACCATAAAGAAAGGGGCAGGGCAAGCCATACCCCTTATCCATCTAAGCCTTTACTTTGCCTTGTAAGTATTTTAATAAAACACCATACGCTGGTAAGAATACAACTAATCCAACGACAATCTTAGTTAACGTTTGGTTAAACGCCACTGCTGATAGCCAATCTGCTGGGTAGAACGCTGTATAAAAGAATGAATATGTATCAATAATGTTTGCCGCAACTGTTGAGATTGCAGGTGCCGCCCACCACATATCTGTGTACTTGTCGCGAATATGTTGAAATACATATACATCTAACGTAGTGCCAACGCCATAGGCAACACCACTTGCTAAACCAATTCTCAATGCTTTTTCCATTGGAGCACCGCCAAGTGCGATAACTGCAATACTAGCAATAATAGCAGGAATAACTGCCATTGCAACTACTGCTCTACCGGTTTGCTTACCTAACATACGAACTGTTAAGTCTGTAGCAATAACTACTAACGGAAACGTAAACGCGGCCGCCGCTAGTGGAAACTCACCAAAGAACGGTAAAGCCGCCCCTGGGAATAAGTTAAATTTGAATTGTACCAAGTAGTTACTGATAGCAATTACAATGGTGTGCATAATCACTAGATTACGTACTAGTGTTTTGTCAACACCTTCTAAATATTTTGATAACATCTATTTCCTCCTTAATTGAATAACTAATGTTCTCATTACCAATTCTTATCACTCCACCAATTTTCCCATGGGAAAACTATCCATGAAGGCGATTCTGTCTTATTAATAATAAGAGAAGAATAAGATATATTCTTAAAACTACTGCCTTCATTATTAACTAGTGAAGAAAATCGAACATTGGAACCCCACACGCTTTTCCATGGCACTCTGCCAGGAATTCCTGCGTTTTCCCAATCTTGTTTTATCCAGTTAAACGTTGCTCCGGAATCATTAATATCATCAACAATAAGAATATTGCGAGGATCGATGATTTCTTCGTAGGTAAAACTGGAACTGTCTATGCCGACGGCATCTGTCGCCATTTGCATGTTTGTTTCTGGGTCGCCTCCATCTCTTAATCTTACATCCAATGTATACATGTTTGTTTTAAGATAGTGGCTTAACATTGTAGCAGGAGTTAGTCCTCCCCTTGTGATGCCCACAATGTAATCAGGACGCCAATTACTGTCATAAATTTGTTGTACTAAATCTAATACTTGTGACTTTATGTCTTGGGTATTTAGATGTATCATTTTCATATGGTATTTAACCTTTTTCGCTACCGCGGCGCAAATTCTTGCTGTAGTTTAATGTTATCAAAGAATTCTTTCTTTGTGCTTGCATCGTCCTTAAATGAGCCACGCAATACAGTAGTTTGTGTTAAACTAGAATGTGCCATTATGCCACGATTCTCACAGCACCCGTGTGTTGCTTGTATATAAACTCCTACATTTGTAGACCCAGTTGCTTTCTGTATTTCATTAGCAATAACATTGTTAAGTTCTTCTTGCAGTGTTCCGCGTCTAGCACACCATTGTGCGATGCGTGTATACTTGCTCAGTCCGATTAGTTTATCTGCGGCAATAATACCAATATACGCAACACCTGCTACTGGTTGGTGATGATGTGAGCACATACTTTTTAATTCGCTTCTTACAACAAGCATGCCTTCATAACCTTCTTCTAAATGGTTAGGAAACGCTGTTGCGTTAGGCATAGGATCATAACGCCCGCTCATAAGTTCGTTTACGTACATCTTTGCTAAACGCCTAGGTGTGTCTTGGGAGTTAGGATCGTTATGCCTATCAATAAGTAGACAATCTATTACTTCTTCGAACTTCTCTGTAAGTTCTAAAACAAGTAATTCCTTGTCACTTTCGTTCATATACTGAGAAATATTATCGCCTGCCCAAAAACGTCCGTTATCTTCAAATATTCTATTTCTAATTGCTCTACTAATGCTCATACTTTCTCCTTATTATTATTATATTATAAAGGTTATTTAGACAAATGTCAAATATAATTGATTAAATGGCATTTTTTCTGATCAAATTATGAATCATAATATTAGCATTCAGATAATCTTTCTTTAAAATTTCTACCTGTTCTTTTAATTCATTTTTCTTAATTATGTCATATCTTGCCATTAAGTCTTCAATGAAGTTCATTAGTTCATCTTTGTGCTTGCGGTAATTTTCTTCTCCATCAGTCCACACACTAGGATACTTGAATATATCCAAGTACATTTCTTTATAACTTGCTCTGTCAGGAACAATAGGTATTGCTCCTGCCAAACAGCCTTCCATCATGCTAATACCTAAGTTTTCATGTAGACTGCAACTAAAAACAGCCATTGCTTTTCCCATAACTGCGTAATAATCTTCTTTGCTTAGATTCATCTTTTGTGTTATGTATACCGTAATCTCTTGGTGATTGCTTATATCCTCCACAATAAATGGTTGTTTATCCTCATTGTATCGATGCGGCCACATAATCACAAAGTCTTTGCTAGTATTGTAATATGGCTCTAATTGTGTAATTATAGGGTTATGTGGTTGTCCACTTCTTATTGCTTTTGTCGATCTATGATTTAAATTAAGATTACGTAAAAACATTTCTCTATGGAAATTAGTAGCATAATAGTTATAATCCAATGCGTGATACCACGCTTGCTCTTGGACATTACACCACGGCTTTGACATTTTAAGACCTAAAATATCAGTCGGATCGTATGCGCCTGCATGCCATATTCCGTGTATTTCTACAGGTATGTCAAGCAGTTCGCTCATATACTTGATGGGCGTTACAATAAAGTTCCATGCGTCAGTGATTAAAAATTTATCGCCGGCTTTGATTTCACCGCGACTAAACATTTCACTTACTCGCGCAGTTTGGCTTGCCTTGTATTGGTTAGTTTTTCCAAAATCAAGGAACGCACCGCTTGTGGTTTTATCTTCTAAAGTAACTCCATCAATGTTCTTGACTACGTAATCAGCACCGGTGCGCTGAATTTCTTCTTCAAGAAGTAGTGGAATATTGTCATACCATTGTTTAGTATATCGTTGGTCGATAGGTTCTATGGGTATAATGTAAATTGTATTTGTCATGCCTTAAACCATTCTGGTTGTTGTCGGTTCTTGTTCCACGTAGCAAACGCGGCTTTTTCTCCCATATAAAAATTTCTATATGATTGTATTATATCGTCACACTTATATTGCTCTGGCATACATAATGGAAGTTGAGTAAGTGGGCCATCAGGAATACCCGCAGGTGGTGTTTCTAAATAATCAAACAACTCCCAAGACTTATGCATCTTTTTATACCTATACAAATATTCTAATAACATCTCATGCCATAGTTTAAAATGCCATTTGTAGTTTTCCTTTGTTTCCATTGTCCACAACGTACAAGGATGTTTGGCGTGTGCTACTTTGTATAGTGTTTTTTCTTTTACTCGATCTGCTAATTTAAAATACTTTACCATACGTTTGCCAGAAACAGACGGCCGTAACTCTTCAGTTCCTTCTAAAATACGGTGTGCAGTCGATAACATCTGACCGCTCTCAACTGGCATTTTTACAGCATGTTTATCACATTGCATCTCTGCAATTTCTCGTTGTGTTTCAGCAACACCAAACATATTCATTGATATAAACGCTCTATGTCTTGTTCCTCACACAGGTCACCATATTGTATTTCTATAATACTTAATTCCTTATTAGAAGGATTAATTAATTGATGCCATTCGCCTACTGGTATGTGTAAGTACTCGTGTTTACGTAATACGATAGTCCAACAATCATGTTCTATTAACTCTTCTCTCCTAAGAAGGTCTCCACGAGAGCAAGACTCTTGATAGTCGGTCGACAGAATCACGCGAGCAATGCCCTCATTTACAAGCCAAAATTCACTTCTATGTTTGTGACGTTGGAAACTTAAACAGGTATTAGGCTTTACAACTAACTCTTTAACTTTAGTATTTTTAAAGTTAGCAATAATGTCGTAAAACCCCCAAACTCGTTCAACTGTGGTTCCCCACCGGCCTACCTTACCTTCTGCGATCATATCTTTGACCGTTTCGATCGGAACGATGGTCATTTCCTTTTTTATGATACCTAGGCTTAAAATGCGGATATCCTGGCCAATATCTTGCCTTTCCGGATTCTTTCCATCGAAGGAAATCACTGTAAGGACTCTTTTCCTTATACAAATGTGCCTCATCAAAGACACGCCCAAATTGACGACAGAAGTCGCGATACTCGTCCAAATCTTTAAAGATTTGTTTAACTGCTGGTTTCATAACAGCACCTTTATTTTTATTATATTAGTTAATGTTATCATAAGCGATGATAGGGTAGACGCAATTGCATCCATTTTCGTCATCTTCGCTTACATCTATTTGAACTTCTCTACCTTTATAACGCTCATTGATTGCTAAGTAGAGATCGTCCGCTATCATTTCACAGGACTTGTAGTCTAATTGTAAAGTGCCTGTGGAATAAAGATTTTCTAACCATCGTTTAAATTGAATAAATTCAATATCACGATCGTCATGAAACACTTCAATAGCAACTTTGAAGTGGAATGTGTGTCTATGCGGGTATCCTAAAAACGATACGTCATACTCATCACCCGTTGCTAATGCCGGATCTTCCAATGCGGCGGGATACTTGTGTATTCCTTCTTTGGTAAACTTTACCCAAATCATTTTAGGCATCTGTTGTAGTTTTTCTCGTAATAGAGCCTTGTGGTGTTCTTCTACGTTAAAGTCCATTTTTATTCCTTAAATGGTTGTGTTGATATAAGATGTTCTTTGTCTGTTTTGTCACGCCAGTCATCGCTTCCTGGCATTGGACCTTTTGTTTTTGTAATGTTAGGCCACTCTAATGAATATTTTCTATTAAACTCTAGAAAGTCAATAGAGCCTGTTTGTTTATAATCATTGTCAGGATCAATGGCACCGATTGGGCATTCTGGTTCACAGACACCGCAATCGATGCACTCATCCGGATGTATGACTAATGTATTCTCTCCTTCGTAAAAGCAATCAACTGGGCAAACTTCTACACAATCAGTTAGTTTGCACTTGACACACTTTTCATTTACAATGTAAGTCATAATATAAACATTATACTATGACCATTTGATTGTGTCAAGCAAAGAGTCATGATTTTTAAGGTAGCGTATTTTAATTTCATCGTTTGATATACCGTCCCAAACAAAATCTTCGCCATATATTAAACCAAGTTGTCCTAAGTGATTGCATATCATCGCAATTGCTTCTACTGTGCGATAGTTAGCATTTAAAGCACCGCCTTCTACGCTATTTCCGTTTGATTCTCCGATCCATCTATCTCGGCGGGTTATTTTATTTACTTTAAACTTCCCTAGTTCCATAATTATTTTTACACTTATGTTACAATCTTAATAAACGGACCTAATCTCGTCAGCAATGCCATATTCCACTGCTTCTTCGGCATTTAGCCACACATCTTGTGGTGGAAGTAATACTTCACGAATCTTCTTTTCAGAAAGTCCAGTACATTTTTTATAGTGCGTAATCATACGATCTGTTGACATTTCGAACTCACGTACAACTGCAAATAGTTCGTGTTCCTTACCACGTGATCCCCAACTATATTGGTGTGATAGAATAGAAGTATTAGGAGTAATAATTCTGTGTCCTTTTTGCCCTGCCATAAATGTAAGCACACCACATGATGCAATCATTCCTAACCCTACAGTTCTGACAGGAATAGCAGATCCTTTCATAACATCAATAAGAGCAAAAGCCGCATGTACTGCGCCGCCTGGGCTGTTAATCATAAGTGTTAAATGCTTTGGTCGCTGTTTCTTTGGTAGCATGTTTTTCTCGAGAATAAAGCGAATTGCTACCGCACATGATTCCTCGTTAAATCCAGTCATAAACATATGTATATTGTTGTCATATAGTGGGTCACCTGATAATGGTTGACCTCTTGATCCAACTGGCGGTCCTGCTGGGCCACTCTTGTCTTCGTTAACTTCTTCTTGTGTTTGTACTGTTGCTTTTGCTTTTTTGGCTGCCATTCTATTGCTCCTTAATCGAATAGTTCGTTAAACGCTTTATTTGCGCTGTATTTTTCTTTTACAACAGGTTGCTCCATTCCCATAGGTTCTATACCCATCTCGTCTGCCATTGCTTCAGAGGTATGTGTGCCTTGTATTCTTGCAAACCATTTGCTGTATTTTTCAATTTCTGCTATAGCATTGTTATAATCTTTATGTTTAAATACGTCATTTACGACATCAGTAAACGTTGCTCCATTAGGAGCAACAAGTGCGGACGGATAAATTCCACTGTCGTAACACTCATTTGCTTTTTGTGTTGCTAGTATATGCATGTAGACATTATGTCCCATTTGTAGTGCATAACTAAAACTATCCCAACTCGTTCTCCCCTCCTTTCCTATTTTATTTAAATCACCAGGACCATACGGACAAACATCTTTCATTTCAAGTAGTTCACTAATCACACTTGGTTCCCATTTAGCATCTGGATAATGTATGTTGTAGTCAAAAATTCTCGTATCCGTTGAATATTTTTTATCATCAATAGCCTTGATCATTTTATAAGTCCAATTACCTTTACGTAAATGTTCTGTATGTATACTAGTATATATCGTTCCGTAAGCAGTTGCTAAAAAAGGCGATGCACAATCATACGACAATGTGATATTAGGATTCACTGTTTCTCGTAAATTACGTTGGAAGCAAGTTAATACAATACTCCATAATAGTTCGCCAGTTCCTAAGTAATGCATCCATTCTGTTTTTTCTAATAGGCCATCCTCTCTCATTCTAATTAAACGCCGCAATGCTATTTCAACATCGCGTTTGTTAATAGAACTTAATGCCCAACCTTCAAAGTCTGCCTTTTCTCCAGTGCTATATGGCTTTACTGCGTCATACCATTCCTCACATTGAGCCCAATTATTACCTTGTAATACGTTAAGAAACTTTGTAGCACCTGGCTCTCTTGCTTGGGAAAAGAACTCATTGTTAATAAGAGTTCCTTGTAGACACTTTTGCCAAGTATCAATACCATGTTTATCAGCATGAGCAACACTAAAAGTAGGTAAATCTAATACCATAGAGTAATCAAATGTGCCTTCTAAAAATCGCAAAACTGTTTCACGAAGTTTATCAGTCTTTTGATCTACGCCATACGGTTCTAACCATTGTCCTTCCCAAACTCCTTTAGAGATTTGGAAACCACCACTGTCACCAACGAGAACATTGTTTGGAAATGAGTCTCTGTTTCTTACCATATCTTCCTTAGGAACGAACTTTTCCAGATCCATATTAGCATGTCCTGCGGAATATAGTGCCCACGGATACTTAAAGTATCCTTCATCCATATTAAGAAAGTTTAGTCCTTCGATGCCGTTGGTAAACCTAGACGGAATTCTATCAGTAGGAACAAATTCCTCATATCTTTGTTTCCCTATGTATGCGGAATAGAAAGAACTAATCGCTGGCAAGTATGTTGCGTAATCTTTCTGCGTATCCCTAAAATCAGATCTCATTACTTACTCTGTGCTGGAAGAATGTATCTGTATTTTGCTAATCCGCTATCTACGGTAATCTGCATTGCGCCTTTGTCGCTTAGAGACATGACTTTGTCACCAGTTAGGTTCAGTATTTTTTGTACAAACTGAACTGGCCATGACCAACTGCCTTTAAGTGCAGTGCCTACGCTAGACTCAAATGTAAATTGTCCTGCGTGTGTGCTGTGGTCACCAAATTCAAATACCAAGTTTTTGCTATCAGTTTTAACAGTAAACACATCTTCTTCTGAGTTTACTTGTGCTTGCCAAGCAAACTTTTGAATAGAATGTACAGATGGTTCAAACTCAATATCCCATTCTGATAATTTGAACTTAGCACTTTTTAGTTTGTTTTCAATGATTTCAGCGTTCATAAATCTGTAATCGTTCTGAAAATCTCCTTCCTTATTCTCAAAATGAATGCCTGTCGGTACTACGACTCCGTTACGTTCTTGCTGATTGATCTCCAATTTTGCTTCTTCTTTGTAAGCGGGAATCTTTAGCAGGGTATCTAGTTTATTTAGATTAGGCATACCGAACGTTCCGATAAATTCAGCAATAGGATCATGTGTATCAGCAACCATAACAACTGCTCTACCTTCCTCCATGGATTCAATCATAGTGCCTTCTTCAGTACCAGATACTTTTACAATATCTAAGAAACCTAAAGAATGCGTGTGACTAATAATGTCTGTTAAAATGTCTTTCATATATTACTCCTAAGTAATTGATTATTATATAATATTTTGTGTATTTTGTCAAGGCAACGGCTCTTGAGAAACATTTCTAAGGTATCCAAGACTTGGAGTGTCCTTAATACCTTGTGGTAGTTCGCCAGGTTTTTGTATGACTGCCCAACTAGTTCTAAATTGGTAATGGCCATCTGATACTAAATCAAACCCATTTTTATTTGCCAATCCTTCTAATAGTTCTTTAGTCATATAGCAATAATAGTTACTCTCAAATTGTTCTGCTATTTTTGCTTGCAAACAATCTGCGTAACTGATAAACGCTATTCCGCCAGGCAACAGTAAGTTGTAAATGCTGGCAAAGTACTTGTCTATCATATCGTAGGGCAGGTATTCGAAGTAGTTCCAACTAAAAACAAATGAAAATGTTTCCTGTGGTAATTGGCCAAAATTAGCATCTTCGTACTGATATACTCTAACTCTTCTTTTATAAACTTCTTGAAATTGAGCAGTCACTTCTTCAACAACATCTAAATCCTTACTTGCAATGAAAAAAGGATCCATGCCAGTCATATTTTTAGTCCATATATCACTACGCGGAGTTATTTCCAAACCAGGAAATTGAAAATTAATTTGCTTTTTAATGTTAGTTAAAACTAATGATTTTAATTCATCGTCCCAATGATTATCGTCTATTTTCTTTAATTTTCCATATTTTTTCACTTCATAATTATCATAACTGCGAGAAAGATTCTTTGGTTGAACATTCGAATAAAACTCTTGTTGTAGTTTTTCGTTTCCTGCATCAAGTTCTTGTTCTAATTCTATAATACTGTTTTCAAAAAGATCAAAAACATTAGTATCTAAATCAATCTTACTCTTCTTAAGAAATTGTTTAATATCTTTGTAGTTTTTTCTAATATCATCTGTATTGATGTTATCGAGCAACGCTTTTTCTTTAATATAATCTTTTAGTTTCATAATTCAAATAAATCATCAAACGTGCTTCTGGAGGTGCCCTGCCGCAAATCCCAGTTAAGAACATTCAATAAATTTCCTACTTTTTTGTCAATAATTGCTTCTTCCATTGCTGTGTGATCAAACGGAAGATCTTTGAACCACTGTGGTAGCCGTTGCTCATCAATAGGATATGCAACGCTTGTCATATTTAACGGATTGTTTCTAAGTTTGCAAACAATTGTCTTTTGACCGTCCATAATCTGCATACTGTACTTGTCGCCGTTCATAACTCGTAATGTATTCCAGTTCATTGCCGCCCTAACGTGCCCGGGCATGTTTGCCTTGCCTTGTCGTTCTTCTTTTTTTGTGTACATTGTTAAATTATTCACACGCTTCGGAGTACCTTTATCCCAGCCAGGCTTGTCGGCAAATTCATATTTAAACTCTTTAATTTTAGCAATCACTTCTGATTCCTGCACTCCTGTAAGCACATCAAGCAATAATATATTTAGAAAATCTTGCATAAACACTGGAGTATCTGATCTCTTAAGATCCATACCCATTGCTTTTACCTTACCAGGGCCATCTTGGTCTGTGCGTTTGCCTTCTAAATCATATATAAGTGCCGCGTAACGTTTTTTAGTAATATACAATCCGCTACTTGCAACAATTTCCCTGCCGCATACAATAATCTCACCTAATTCATTGTTACAATTAAATGTTTGGTTCATAAACGCAGGAAAACTTTTGTTAACCTCATCTGCTACTTTGTCGTACAACTCGATAACCGCTTCTTTATCCCATGGGATATTTCCATTGTCTATATCTTCTTTGAGAACATTATAAGCAGAAAAATAACAAGAGTCAGTATCGCCATATATTATAGAGTCTCCTTCGTAGTCGTACTGGCCTGTTATAATTTTATTAATATAACTCGCCATATGCTTAGTAATAGTTCTACCAGATAGCGTAGTGCTTTGCCCTAGTCTCTTATCAGAGAACCTACAGTAAGGATTAAGTAACGCACCATATAAACTGTTTAGATTAATTTTCTTAACAAGTTGCCTTTTATCCCAAAAAGCAATCTCTTCTGGAGTCTTTGCTTCTCTTAGTTTGCTTTGCATGACTTTACGTTCTGCATACCACTTCTCCAGTAATCCTGGAATAATACCTTTCTTGTCGTTTCTAAACAATGTTCCGTTTGCTGTGAGGATAATCTTATTATCGCTATTAAATACCATCTTGTGGACATCAAAAGCAGTCATTACTTCTATTTTACCATCTTCCCAGTCGACTGTAATCTCTACATTCTTTTCCCGACCCATTACTGCTTCGTACTCAAACGATCCAAATAGTCCTTCCCAACTGTCAGCGTGAGATTTACCATTATCTATAATAGTTTTAATATGGTTTAATGTCATTGTAGGACGTAGTTGTCCAATAATAGTTTCGGGACTCATATTAAGTGCTCTTAAAGCAGACGGATACAGAGAGTTAATATCTACAGATCCGATCCATTTATGTAGTCCTTTGCGAGGTTTAGCAACCCAAGCACCTGCCGCTGATGTTGCTTTTTCACTATCTCTGTCTGGCTTATTAGGAACAATAAGTCCTTGGGCGTGGGCGTCATTAATAATAGCCTGTTCTGTTAACGCAACTGCTCCCATTGTTGTAGGAAGAAGCACTGTGTTTTCATGTGCCAACACATTAGCGAGGTCAATAAACTTTAGTTTCTCATCCATACGCACAATAAGCATAACGTCTTGCCTGTTGTATTCAATAAACTTCTCAAAGTCTCTGTTATACAATTGGTCAAGTGTGCCTTCGTATGGAATTTTTCTGTCGTTTAGTTCATATTCGGATACAGTATCAAGCGAATACGAATGCATTTCATGATATGTATACTTGCGATATAGTTCTAAATAATCTAAATGTACTCTGCCATGTAATTGATATCCTTCCTGCTTACCTCCAAACTTCTCATATTCGTATTTTTTAGGATGCAAGTTCCATAAGCAATACCGTCGAGTGTCATCTCTGCTTAACACCTTAGTAGTTCTATTAATTAAGTATGGTAAGTCATACCCTTCACTGTTCCAACCAGTGATAATATCAGAGTCTTGTATAAGATCAAGAAATGTTTCAAGTAATTTCTTTTCATCTTTATAGTCAAAGATGAAAGTGTTATCAAAGTTTTTACCAATACTGTTGCCAATATCTTCGGGCATACCTTTAGGACGTAACGCAAGTGTTATTAATTGTTCCAATTGAGACAAATAAACAGTAATAGCAGTAACAGGCGCAGTAGGATCGCTTGGCTCACTAAATCCTTTTTCCGGATCAAAGTCTGCCTCGATGTCAACATAACAAATATTTAACTGAGGGGATTCCGCTCCAATGTAGTTTTCAGAAAGACATCTAAATATTGGATTAATATCACTCTCATAAACCTTATTACCGCGGTTTATTTTAAGTTCTCTAGAGAACTCTTTTTTGCTTTTAGTGTGAAATCGACTTACAGGAAAGCCGTGTATAGTTTGAAATTTGCCGCGGGGGTCATCGAAATAAAAAACATATTCTACTGGAAATTCTTTATAGATGCGTTGCCCGTCGACTCGCTCAGCGACATGTATTTTGTCATGATCTCTGTCTAGGTAAGCGTCTACATACATATAATATATTATAACAGAAAACTTGTAATTTTACAAGTATTTTAACTTTCCTTCTACTATTTCTTTTGCAACAATATTTGTGGGTTTATTTTGTATTTTACTTTGAGACAGTAAGTCGTATACTTTTGTGCTAATGTTCTCAAGTTTTTCTTTTACAAGTGGATGATCCCATTCAGTTTTGAGACTGGCCGTTATATCATGTGATATATTATATGAAGAACATACTTGTACTATTCCTCCACAGTTTGCCAAATAATCAGGAACATATAATATTTTGCGATCTTTTAATATTTGTGATGCATCGCCGAGTAACTGATTGTTTGCTCCGCCGCATATTATTTTTGCTCTTGTCTCGCTCGCAAATTGTTCAGTGATCATACCGCCTGTAGCACAAGGAGCATATATATCAACTGGAAGTTGGTTAATTTCTTCTATACTATCACACCATTGTAGACGAGACGGACTCATGCCATCAAATTTCAATTTATTGAAACGCTCTTTTGCTTTATCATAGTTCTGCTTGTCAATGTCGTACGCATAAACTGTAAGGCTAGGTTGCATTGATGTTAAAAAGTGCGCTAAACGACTTCCTACCTTTCCTAAACCAATTATTGCTACAGATCGGTTCAATAATGCAAATGTGCTTGTGGCGTTCTTGCGGCCAGCGTAGTAGTTAAATGCTCCAGTTATTGAATTATACACTCCATAAGCAGTTGCCCATCCTGAGTCTTTACCGCGGTAACCTAACGCATATTGGGTATGCTTATGTAACTCTAACAAGTCATCTTGCGTAGTTCCTATGTCGCCAGCAGTATAGTAAATGCCGTTTAAACGATCCAATGCTTCAGCAAATGATTTCCAAAACTCTGGACTTCTTTTACCTGCTCTTGAATTAATGGTGGTTTTTCCGCCACCATAATGTAATCCTGCAAGTGTATTTTTATATGTCATTTGCCTCGATAAACGCAACGCATCGTAGCGTTGTTCATCAAAGTCTTTATATTCCATATAACGGCAACCGCCGATAGCAGGACCTAACTGTGTGCTGTGAATGGCTATACATGCATCTAATCCGGTAGTGGAGTCAGTAGCACGTACTACTCGTTCATATCCGCCAATTGCGTAGTCAGTTAATTTAATCACTAGATAACCCTAGGGTTACGTTTAGAGTGTTTTACCAACCGACTCTAAGATGCCTTCTAATTCACCAATATCAGTAAGTTGTTCTTGCCAGTTAGATTTATATGCTGTACGAATCGCTTTGTTTAATACAGCTGGCTTTACGCTCATTTCTTCTGCGATTGCTTTTACTGTATCTCTCAAGCCTTCTTTAAGATCGTCTACCTCTTGCAGTACGCGAGTCCCCTCGTTGACTAGTTGTGATAAACGTGCTTTTTCTTCGGGTGTGTAAACTCCTCCTGCCATTTTATGCCTCCGCCTTTTTGGTTGTTTTCTTTGCAGTCTTTTTTGCTACTTTCTTAGTAGTTTTTTCTTTTGCTGGTTTGGTTTCTTTTAATAAACTAGCAATTGATTTTTCAATTTTAGCAAGCCGTTCATGGACTGCCATCATTTCTCTTTTAAGATTCATCGAGTTTTTCCTTTTTTATTATGTGACTAATACCTTTTACATCTATGTATATTCCGCTTGTAAGTTCTAAGTTTTTATTATCACCACTAAACCTACCTATTTCCTTCTCACCGCTTGGAAAATGTTTGGTTCCTTCTTCAAATAATCCATTAGTAAATTCACCGTCTAATAGAGTCTCTCTAGTCAATTCGTCAAACATAATCATTTTTCCAAATCCGTTAATAACATCGTTTTCGAATTGTCCCTCGTATATTGTTCCGTCTAACATTTCATATACGTATACACCGTTTTTTGGCTCTCGTTCTGCTGGATGTACTTCTATCCATCCATCTTCTTGGTGGAAAATTGAAATTATGTCGTTTGCGTCTATTGTAAAAAACCATTCAGCATTGCTTCCTATCTCAGTAGACATGATCGCGTGGGAAAAATTATTTTGTAGTATTTCGGTTATATTCTTAGTAACGCCACTTACAATATATTGAGTCCGGCCATCTTTTGCTAGTATTTTTGAATTATTTAAATGTATTTCTCTTACTCCAAGAGTTTTTTGATCAGAACAGGAAATACTTACGTAGCTTTTATCGTCACCGTCGATTTGCAAACCCTTATAACAAAGTGTTTCTTCGTCATCTTGTAAAACTCCATAGTCTATAATTTTACCATTGAGTTTAATCTTATACCAAGTATTAGAGTTGGGTTCTTGTTGTAATTTTATTTTTAACATTATATTTCAAACACCGCCTCGTAGTAAATATCATCAGATGACTTAAACGGTATATGAACATCATTTGCTGTAATAGCGTGTAATTGTATTTCTGCTAGAGCCACTTTAATATTTTCTATAACTAGATTGTGTTTTCCCTGCTCTAAGTTCACCTGAATCTTCTCGTCTAAATAATTTCCATCTTGTTTTTTAGGCGTTACAGCTCTTTCACTAATAAGCAGACCGTCTAACCAGATACGAACAACTGGGGGTTTAAAATCCCATTCGCTATCGATATAAAAGTGTAGTTCTGTAAGTTCTGACATATAATGTATATATTATATATTCAAATTTGTTTTTTGTCAATGGTTATCTGGCATTTAATGCGGGAATGGCAATCTTTTCGATCCATGCGTCTCTGTCCATATCATGACTGCCTGGAGTGCCTAAACTATCAAAATCTACAGCATCAACAATACGATCTGCGTTTATGTTTGAGACGCTTTTTAGGGCTCTGCCTTTTAGCGTTGCTCGCATAATAGGATCTTGTGCTGGATCTTCGTCCCATATTGGATTGTCCGGATCTATAGTAAGTCTTACAATAGATATTGGTGTTTGTTTATGGTCAAAACGCATCTTACTTGCCCAGTTAATAGCATCTTCTGGATTGTCAAATGCAAATACGCCAGCATCTTCGTTATAACGTGAACCGCCTGGACCTTTTACCCAGTTACTTGGATGGAACTGCTCTAAACCTTTCTTTTTAATGTTGTCTACATTCTTTGTGAAAGTAACGTGAAAAAGAAAGTCTGGTAAATCTGATAATCCTTCGTAAATATCTTTAACATACTCGGTATAAGATAGACTAGGCTGATAACCAATCTTATATTTGTTTCCGCCTTTATGCTTCTTAGTGCCACTGTTATGGTTTTTAAGCAAAGAAGAACCTACGACTTGACTCATTTTCATATTAGTATTTATACTCATAATACTATTGACTTATTTTACGATAGCATATATAATATATGTTATGAGAATTGAAACAGATGTTAAGTTAGATTTTAAAGATGTGCTTATTCGTCCCAAGCGTTCAACGCTAGGATCCCGCAAAGAAGTAAGTTTAAACAGAGAGTTTAGATACAGAAACAGTGATTGGAGGTATAGTACTATTCCAATTATGGCATCCAATATGGATGGCGTTGGTACGTTTACTATGGCCGACAAACTTACAGAGTTAAACTTGTTTACGTGTCTTGTAAAAACTTATAATACAAAAGAACTTATTGATTACTTTAAAGACGCACATTATAAAAAACTTAATACTGTAGCGATGAGTATTGGAATTACGGATAGTGATTTTGAAAAGTGGCGTGAAGTTAAAAAAAATACAGAAGTGCGTTATGTGTGCATTGACGTAGCAAACGGATATTCAGAACGCTTTAGTGAGTTTGTAAAGAAGTTTCGAGATGAATATCCACGCACAACAATTATTGCCGGCAACGTAGTGACCGGAGAAATGGCAGAGGAGTTAATATTAAATGGTGCGGATATCGTTAAAGTTGGAATCGGTCCTGGTAGCGTATGTACTACTAGGCTCCAAACTGGGGTTGGCTATCCTCAGTTGTCTGCTGTTATTGAATGTGCAGACGCGGCTCATGGGCTTGTTGGGCATATTATTGCTGATGGGGGATGTACTAACCCTGGTGATATTGCGAAGGCGTTCGCAGGAGGTGCTGACTTTGTGATGCTTGGTGGTATGCTTGCTGGACACGATGAAGGAGAAGGCAATATTATTACCAAGCAATACGCAACGAATGAACTCTCTAGTAAGAGCAGGCTGGTAGGCAGTCAATTGTTCGTCACAGAAGAAAAAAAGTTTGTACAGTTTTATGGTATGAGTAGCACTGCCGCTAATAAAAAACACTTTGGTGGATTAAAAGAATACAGATCTTCTGAAGGAAGGGAAGTACTAGTTCCGTATCGTGGTGCGGTTGCTAATACAATTCAAGATATTTTAGGTGGAGTGAGAAGTACATGTACTTACGCTGGTGCTAACAAACTTAAACAGTTATCTAAATGTACCACCTTTGTACGTTGCACACAAACACATAACGGAATATACGAAAAGAATACTATTGGCAATTAAGCAAGATCATTGCCAAAAATATTATCTGTGATCCACCCATAGAGTGGAGTTTTAAATGCTAGTTCCCATATTCCGTTTTGGCTTAAACAAGAACTATTCGGTATGTGATGAATTAGTTTGCTTTTATGAATGTGTTCCGACACATTTTCTATTAATACATTATCAACGCCGTTGTATGTAAATTTAGGAATGTAAACCTCACCTTCTACAAAAAGATTTTTATTGTTTGCATGTTTGGCTATAAAATAAAGATTATCAGTAGTATCATAATATAACTTATTACCTTTAATAACATAACCATCATCAGTTATTAAGCAACCGTTGAATTCAGTATATTCTTCTGTCTTGTTATTAAACACTTTTGGGTTGTTGCCCACTACTTTGTCATGTCTGTAATTTAAAAGTCTATAGTTTTTATTACTATTGTTAACCTCATGCGGGAATATATCTACAGAGAAATTGTCATTGTTTAATTGTTCAAAGATATAATTGATATTTTGCGTACAATCTAAATATGTATGCCCTCTACGATGTATTAAATCACAGATGTCCACTTCACATAAACTAACATGATCTATATCAATACCAAATGGTCCCTCATCATAATCACATGAGTGATCAGCACCAAGATGTTCGATAACCAAAGTATATTCATTCTCTATGGTATCTTCTATATCAACAGTTGACTTAAAATGATAACCTTTTTCCGGAATTCCAGTTTGAACATCATGTTCGATAAGAGTGTTATACATCATATCGCCATTTGGTATATTACCGTAGCGATCAATGATGTAAAATTTCCAGGTTGGAATTTTTTTAGAAGTGCAATTGTAAGTTACACCAATTGACAATGTGAATGGCATGTTATTGTAAAAGTTCTTCTAAAAGCCAAAGATAAAACGGACATTTAAATTCAATACTATAATTACTTTTATGAACATTTAAATATGTAGTAGACGAAGTCCATATACATTTTCCGTCTATTACAGCAATCTCATTCATCATATCATTATTTCTAAGATATTCTATAAATCCGTCTGTTTCTATTTCAGATTCAGGACATATTTCTGCTACTGTTACACCGTTATCCCACAATACAGATTCAATTGAAATTTCATCAATTTCAATGTCGACAATATAAAAACCATAATCTTCCTTGCCGCCAGTAAAACGATTAGTTTTAAGTAGATCCCAAACATCTTGCATATCAGACTCGTATATAACTTTTATAGTATGGATGTCTTCCTTATCATCGTCTACTTCGATGTCATATTCTTTAATGGATATCTTTTTTCCGTCTTGCCAGACTGTTGTGTGATTTGAAGGATTGTCTAATTCAACGTTTTCTTCTAATACCGTGTCGTTTAGCATTATAGTGCAACGCGGAAATGGTAATTTTCCGTTTAAATCGTCAGTTAGTTTGAAGTATATTTTAAGTGGGATTGTTTCTAAACTCATTGTATTATACGTGCTATTGATTATTTATGAGTATACGGATACTTACTCAAAAAAAAAGACATAGCTTGTGACTATGTCTTTTTTGTGGTGTAAAATTATTAATTATTCACCAATGCCTAGACCATCATACCATTCGTTAAAGTTGCCTGCGTATGCAAGAACAACAACACTACCTAGTTTTACTAGTCCGCCATCTTCCCATGGATTTGCTGTGTAATATTGCTGTGAACCACCGCCAATATTCAAATCTGTAGTAACAGTTCCGGAACTCGTAATTGTGCCGTCAGCAATGTTAGCTGCCGCATCTGCTGTTAAAGGATTATATATTGTAACAGCATGACTTAAAAAATTATTAGTTTCATCATGTGAAACGTCGTCAACAATAATATTGTCAAGTTCTCCGTCCGGATTTAAATTCTCATCTTCGCCGCCAGAGTGGCAAATTTCAAATTTATATGTGTGTGGTCCTGAACCAGCACTGTCGTCATTAATTGATGTTATTGCTACAGATAATGGATTTGAATCAGGTTGTACTTCATTTACACCCAACTCGCCTTGGATAAGAACGTCATCTTTGTATACTTTGATGGCGTAATCTTCTGTAGAGGATTCATATTTTTTAAAATTAAAAGCAATCGTGCTCATGATTATTTTCCTATTGTTTTCGCGAAAACCAATTCTGAGTAAACTGGCTATAAGTAATATTTATCTAAATCTTAGATAATAATGTATGGTCGCCATTGAAATGCCAAAAACCAGTGTGTTGCAGATCTATAGACTTATCTACCCACACTTTAAGTCCTGCGTGTTGAACACTTCTGCAAAAACTATAGTCTTCTGTTAAATATTGACCTGTTTTGTCCACAGTACAGTTAAAAAAGTCGTATTGGAAGTCTGTTTCGTCGCCTAATCCAATGTCATCATGATACTTAGTAGCACCTGCTTCAATGAGTTTCTCAAATACTTCGCGTTTAATAAGCATAAAGCCTGTGCCGGCACTGTCTGCTTCTACTAAATCTTCTCTACGCTCACCATCCTTTTTAATATTTACTACATACTTGGGTGGAATAATCTTTTGAGGATATACACCACACGCGACATCAACATCGTGTGTTACTAACTTAACCACATCCTCTGGTGTCCAACCAATGTCTGCGTCTACAAACATTAGATGACTGCCGTTACCCATAAGAAATTTAGCGGCGCAACTATTACGCCCACGATTAATATTGCTTTCATTGCTTAGTGTGTCTATTTGGAATGCTAATTTATTCTGCATACCAAACACGGTCCATTTAATATAACTTTGGAAGCATGACTCGCTTATTTGACCACCATAACAAGGCGTACAAAAGTGTATATTGATATTCATATTACGTATAATTCTACATTAATGGTATGCTGTACTCATATAACGTGTACGTTCATTTTAGTGTTATTTCTACAACGAGATCCTTGTCGCCTTTAATTATTCTATGATGGCGATTTTTCGGTATTACATAAAGATTACCGTGCTCTAACACAACAGGAAGTTGATTGTCTAACTGTAACTTCCAGTTAGATCCTTGTAATACACGAACTTCGCGTTCTTCACGATCACGATGCCAGCATAGTTCTTCGCTGTCTGTGTCGTGTTTGAAAGTTCTGTGTATTGTGTACGGATTTGTATATTTTTGATTGTATGGTTTTACCACCACTGTCCACCTTTAATACCTAGTGACTTATATCTTGGTAGTCTGCAACTCCAATAACTTGCTGTAGTTTTGTCGTTGCGATTTTTGCAATCATGTCTTGCTACAAAGTTACGAACGCGGTCAGGGTCGTCTGTTTTCACACTCATGCCTTTTGCACCAAAAGAAACTTTTTTAATATTGCCAGTCTTTGGATTTCTAACGTATACATAAAACTTTTTAGAACCGCCTCTTTTTGGCTTATTAAGTTCTACATTTTTACCGCGATAATCTGCTTCACTTAGTGATTTGTTCTTTTCATAACAATCACAATGTTTGCACTCTGGCCCACATTTACATTCTGTAACAGGCACACCGCAACATTCTGTTGAACACATTTCAACTGCTTCTTGAACAGACTCCATAGCATTACCTGCTTCTAGTTCTGCTCTCCAGTTTTCTTCAAACTCTTTGGCGGCGGCTTTACGATCTTGTACGCTAAACGCATAACCAAATTCTTGTGCGTAACTTTTGGCCGCGGCAGTTGCCCAGTACAACCATAACTTAGCGGCAAGTTCGGAATCATATACACCTTTCCTCCACTTGCGTGTTAAGTTCTTCATGATTGATTCCTTTTGAGGATATAAAGAGCCGGTGTTGTCTGCGTAAAGGACTAGTTCGCGAACTGCGTCTTCATCTTCGACCGATTCGCGAGTATATCTTGTTTTAATATCTTTTGGAACTTCTGATTCAAAACGAGGCATTCTCCATAATACGCCGCGAGTTGCTTTTCCCTCATCATCAAATGTTATACCATGTTTTTGCTTAAAGGTTTTAAACAATGCACCATATTTTTTAAGGTGATCTGGATTAACCCTAGGAATTGGGTTGGCTAGTAGAAAGGTCCAATGATTTTTACGTGCAGTTTCATGTATAATAGGAGCTACACTGACTCCTTCGTATGTGTGAAAAAATTCAAGAAATTCTTTTAACATTCCGGCTACCTTTGTTTCTTCCGGAGTGTATGTGGGTGCAAATAACTTATGTTGACGTTTTGCATCTGCCGCATCTAACTGCGGTGATCTAATAAACTTGCCAGAGCGGTTTTTAAGAAGATCATCTTCATCTTCATCTTCTTCTGCGATTTCAATAGGAACATCTAACGAAAAAGTTTCACCTTCTACAACAATACATTGGCCAATGTCGGTCTCTAATAGTTCTTGATCTTGCCAATCAAGTTCAATTTTGCCTTCATTATATAACTGTCTTACTTGGCTGTAAAACTCTGTAAATGCTTTTGACCCGGGGCGAAACAAACATTCCGTAAATGGAATACCGCGTTCGATATGTTCTTGTATTGTTTTACTTACTGTGGAATGTAGTGAAAATTCTTTTATTCGCATGGCATAAATCCTTTTATGTATTTATGCTTCTATATAAATTTTAAAAGATAATATCACCACTGGTACATTTGATTCTGTTAACTGTTGTCTCTTTAGCACCGTTGAATTTCCCCACTCCGTGCGACTTAACGTATGCGGTAATAGTCATCTTATCGCCGACATCAGGTAATGTTAGGGTGTGATAACCTGCAAAGAACTTTACAATGTTTCCGTTCTCGTCCTTGGTTGTAATCATATATGAATCATGTTTGGATAGATATCGTTTAGAAATAACACTAAGATTAAACGAGCATCGTTTGCCTACAGTGCCAACATATTCACTAGTTTCAGACAACTTTCGTTCATATGCGGCTTGTTTATTCCATGTCACATTAGAGAAGTATGTTTTTGGTAGCGCGGCAACTAATCCCAACTCCGTGCTGTCCATTGTCTTAGTGCTAATTAGTTTATACACCTTTTCATCAAACTCACTGAGAGTTCCCGCTATATGTTTAAATAACAACCCTTGGAAATGATTGACCATTGCTTCTGCCAGCGCACTATCTTCTTCTTTGATATGTTTGCTTTTATCATCACCTTTAAGAATATCAAACAAAGAAAAAATTATATGATCTCTGTTTGCCAGTGTTAGTACAGCTTCGGTGACATGAACTGGTACGCCGTTGTCATCAGTCACTACTTGACTATGATCTAAATTTACGTATGACATATATGCGTCATTACTCTTAATATGGCTCATACCGTTTTTACGATATGCGGCACACGATAACTCAATACAAAGTCTGGTGTCTAAGAATCGCTTTTTACTTCGAAGATCCTTGTAAATTTTATAAGCCACTACTGGATTTTTAGTGCTTGATCCTTTAATTCTTTGGTTCATTTTAGTGACGTCCGCTCTTTGGTAAACACTATACTCTCCTCGGGACACCGTAACGGCCGTCTAATGTAAAAATGTATCTCCGCCCATTTACACCATAAGAGGCAGTCATACGAATTGGTGTATCGAATCCAGAGGTTTCTTTTTGGGTGTTAAAAATATGAAGGGCGTCCATTAAAGAATCCTCATATACTTTGGTCTCTCGAGGACTGCCAGCGATGTTGCGATACTGTATTGTCCAATAATCTTTCTTATTCATTATTATGCTCCTTAAAGTGATTTGATAAGTTCATTAACTTCGTCTTGAATAAATGGTTCGGCTTCAACAGCCCACAAAACAAAGTTAATCTTGTCATGAGATACTTCTTCGTTACATGCCTCAATTAACTTCTTTGCTAATTCTTCTACCTTAACCATTTAAGTCATACTCCCAGTTCTTTTTAGTATACCATTTCTCTACTACAGGCAATCCGAATTCGTCTTCGTCTACGGAAATGTAAACGACAGTCTTTTTGACATTGGCGTAGCGGTATCCATCGTCTACCCAAACCTTATGGGCAAACTCTTTACAAAAGTCAAAGTCGTCGTCGTTGACGGAGTATTCGAAATAGTTGCCTTCTTCCTTTTCAATGAAGCAACCAATTGGATCTTTGGTAAATTTGTAGTATGCCATTTATCTTCCCTATTTCTTTAGCGTATATATACATTATACAGTATTTGACTAAAAAGTCACGAAAAAAAGTAACGTAAGTGTTTGATTTTAAAGGAAAATAAAAAATTTAATAAATTTTAATGCTTATTTTTGTAAATATTGTAAATATTTGAATATATCTGTGCGATCTTTGAAGACCTTAGGTATAGAATTAATTATTTCAGTAAATTCTTGATAGCAGGGATGTAGTTTTGATAAAATATTTTTTTCTGTATATTCTGCATCGGACCAGTGAGAGGGTTTTCTTAAAGGTATAAAATATACATTATCTATACCAATATCGCCTAAAAATAACTTTAAAATTTTAGGTATTTCTCGAAAGTTGTCTTTTTGCAATACGAACGCGCCCATGACTGCGGGTCTATTAGGAAGTTGCATTAACCAATTTATATTGCTTAAAAGTTGATTCCAACTACTTCCAGTTCTTAATCGTTCATGTGTTTCCTTAGTTCCTGCATCAATGCTGATCTTAATATTGACAATAGAATCTTTTATTTTTAATGTGGGAATAATCGACTTCATCATTAGTCCATTGGTTTTGAAACTATATCGATGCTCCGAGTTATATTCTAATTTGTCAATGCAATTTTTTACTGATTGACTGAAAAATGCATCACCACTTGCTCCAAATTCAATTTGTGCAGGCTTTTTATAATTGTTAATTAATTGTACTACTTTTTTATCAAGTTCTTTTATATCATTAAAATTTCTAGCAATAGTCTTGTATCTCTTTGCAACATTGTACACTGATTCTTTTCCGTGTTTCTGTATAGCTTTATATATAAGATCAGTATTGCTAAATTTGTCACTATTAAATAGTACGTTGCCTACAGTTTTTGTATAGTTTGATAATGGGTATAAACGGCAACTAGGGCATTCTAAATTACAACTATCATCATAACCGACCACTATTTTAATTTCTTCTGGTTTTGTACCATCTACACCTTTCATTAACGTTTTATCATAGGTTTTGTCAAACCCGCAAAGAAGGTTACCACTAAGTGGAATCTTAACACAATGCTCAAATGTTTTAGAAATAGTGGTTGAATGTATAACTTTTTTAGCCAATTCAAGTTGATGAACTTCTTCAAACGAATCTATATCTAAGATGTTGCCTACGACTTTAGGTAGATATTCGGAACAACCACAAAGATATATATCTCCGTTGGTTTCAATCTCAATAATTTGTTTTGGTATTAAGCAACATCCTGTCATAATTCGATTTTCTCATAAAAGAAGAGCCCCTAGGGGCTCTCCATTATGAATTTTGTTAAATTCTGCTTATTTTTCTGAGCCTTCGCCTACGAAAGGAATGAGTTCCCACAAACCTTGTGATTCGCCCCATAATGCGATGGCAATGACAGCTACTACGCCAATTATTAAATATTTCTTATTCATTGTTATCTCCTAATTTATTTCTCATAATGTTTAAAACATTATCTGAGTAGTTACCGAACAAATCCGTAATAAATGCTTTTTGTTGATCGTTACTTAACGTAGGAAATCGTTGACGAATTTCAGTGGCGCTTGTTGCTGGCTCACCTAATACATTAAATTTGGTTGTTGGTACAGTAGTCACATAACTATGATGTTCTAGTGACCTTGCGTTATCCCACCCATTCCATTTTTGCATATGCGCTGGTTGACCATCTTTCTTAAGATTTGGACCTTTTGTGGGGAAATTGAATCTTGGATCTTCTGCCATGTCTTTTTCACTTACTACGTATAACACAACAGTATTTTTCATATCATACTTGTTTGTAATTTCTTCTGCAACATATGGTTGTCTTGTTTGAATTACAGCATTAGGATTAATGCCTGTTAGTTTCATCATCTCTAGTTTCTCGGCAAAAGAAAACGGAGATTTGTTGGGTTCTGTTTTACCGCTAGTGGCAATATAAACGTCGGCAATGCCGCCATATTGCTGTTTTAGGGTATTATAAACTCCGGCATGTCCTTTGTGGAAAGGATGGAATCTGCCTGGATAAACCACAACTAATTTTTCGTTTGTTGCTTCTGTTAGACTTGCTTGTATTTCAAAGTCTTGTAAGTTAATTTGTTCTACTATGAGGTCAATTTGTTCGTCTGTGAGATCTTCTGATAACGCAATCTCTACAACACTACCCTCAGGTGTGTCATATTCAACCAAGTCAATATAATCATTTTCGTTGTCGGATTCGGTAATTACTGAATCAGTATGCGTTGCTACTACTGAGGCAAACTCAGCAATAGACTTATTGTTTAGATCGTTTGATATTAGACGAATAAAGTTACTCATTAGAAATTATATAATATTTTAGTAACAGAGCCTTCGGTCATACCAGTAACAACAGCTCTTACCCAGATAAAGTTTCCTGTAAAGTTATATCCTGTTGTGGATGTCTCAGCGGTGGCATACGTGGCAGTTGTGCCAGTAATATCAAACCAATCACTTACAGTAGGTTCTTTTACCAACGTTCCTTGTATTTTTACTGTTCCTACAAAGGCATTTAGTGTATATGCCGCTGTATGTAGGCCGTCAGTGTATCCATAGTATCCGTCTGCTTTTTGTTTTGTTCCAGTAGTTCCTTGGTAGTCTACCACAATAGTTGCGCCTTCTACTTCAGTTGTTACATCTTCTAGCACGGTCATTGTTGTTGCTGTAGATGTTCCACTTACGGTGTAAGTTCCATCATTACTTCCGCTACCTGTTATAACAACAATATCACCATCAGTGAAGTCACTGAAAGCAATAATGCCCGTATCGCTTGTTACTAGTGTTTTATTAACAGCGTTAAATGCAACCACTGCGCCTGTCTTATTAGCAACATGTGATGTATTAGGAAGAAGTGTTAAACTGTTTGACATATTATTCTCTTATTATTTCTATTAGTTTTCCGGCGCCAACTAGTTCTGCTACGATCGCTTCTAATCCACTTAAAACTTCATCGTTCATTATAGGATCAATTTGAGCATCATCTTTGAGCAATTCGCTAACTTTGATGACAACCATGTCTTCGTTGATTTTGGCCATTTTTGTTCTCCGACTTGTATATTATATTTATCGTTAATATACTATAAATCGGACTCGAGAACATACCTGACAACACGCTTTGGGCACTTGGTTAAAAACATATTGCACATTGTTAAGGTGGATTCGTCCTCAACATATAAAAAACCTTGATCTAAGTATAACCCTGGTGATTTAAAATACTTTTCAGTCTTTCTAGAGAACTTTACAGCATTGCCTTGTGCGTTACCCCATTCATACAATTGCTTTGGTATTGAATGTGATGTGGAATAGTTATTAATAATTACCTTGTATTTGTATCTGTTATGCGGCAAATTGCTAACAACCATTACATTTTTTCCTTCTAATAACGCAGGAATGCATTTTTCATTAGGACGAGATACACTAAGCAATGCATTTGGAAATGCTTCTTCTATTCTAGTATGTGATTCTAAATCGTTTGAGTATATACTTACTCGAGGATCTTGTATACGAATAAAAAGGTCCTTTGACAATCTTGCATCTCCAGTTAAATTTGCAAACTTTAATATATCTTCTTTATTTTCGTAGTATGATTCAACAAACCGGCTATATAAAGCACGTTTCCATCCTACCTCTTTAAGATCCTGTACGTTTGCCTCTATCTCTGATTCATTATAATAGTGACGTAATACATGTATGCCTGGAATAATAAAGATAGACTTGTATAGGTATTTGTTATACCATAATTGGTAAGATTGTTCTATTTTTACAGAACCATTTATATTTTTATTGATGCTTCTCATTATAATTTATCTACAATGTTCTATCACTATCAACTGTTATTCTACTACTATCTGCAGATATATCAGCAATTTTATAAAATTTACTATAGCAACCCGTTAGTCCACTCATTACAGAATTATTAATAAAGTGACGGCCGCCTAATTGTCTTTCTACTTCCTTTATACTAGCAAACCACTGCTTTTTAGTTTCTTTAGTTTTTGCAGAATCAAAAACCCATTTTAAAGTTTCAGATGCAATAGGATTTGATGGTTTTTTGATTTGCCAAACGTTTTTATTCCACATGGGATATATAACAGGTATAATCAGTCTTTCTTGAATCTCTCTGTTGTAGGAAGCTAAATGATTTATATTCGTTAACTCGTGTAGTCTGTTTGTTTCTTTTAAAGATTTATATATCATATGTGCTTGCTTTATCACTATCTCTGGCATATTGGGGCTCCAATAAAAGAAATCACAATTTTCATACCTATGAAGAAAGCCTATTAATGAATCAATAAATGCAACATAAATGCTATGGTCGTCTCTTAAAAGTCTAGGCTTGTCTACACCAAATACAAATCCTCGTTTTTTGCCTTTCCATTCGGATTCATCATCGAACATAACGGTATTAGGCTGATCCCGCCCGCCGAGCGTGTAAGCGGTCTCCCCTATGCCTTGCCATTTTTCCCACATCCAATCAGGGTCTTTATAAGATGCTACCACTGAATCAGTGTAATCAAACTTTGTAATTTTAAATTTGTGTGTCTTCTGTAATTCCTTAATCACTGGCATCGCATTATGCAACGTTTCACGGCTATAATATCCTGGCTCTCTGTCAAATCTTAATTTTTTAATAACTTCCTCTTCTGCTTTGAAAGCACCGTATATAAGAATCTCGTCGATCTTAATATTATTATTGATAAATGCTTGTAGAACTGTATGACTATCAGCACCACCGCTATAACATAACACTAAATGGTCATACTGTTCGCGTAATTGCAATGCTCTTTGTTTATATAGTTCTAAAATAGAAACTGGTGGCTCGTCTTGCCAACGGGCTTTACTAAACATGTCTTCGTGATAATCCCAATGTAAATGGTGATCCCCAGGTATACTATTAAGTTCCAAACAAGCTTCAAGTTTACTTTTAAAGTGATTACTGCCAACCTTATAAAATCCTTTATGGTTATATCTATATTCTTTTTTCATTTTCTCAGTCAGTTGATTCAGGCTTAAATTGATCTAATACAATAACACCTTCATTATTTACAACTTCGTCTGGTAACGTTTGTTGTTCTTTTTCACCGCTAATGTCAAATTTAACATTTTCTTCATCGTCTAAATCTACTTCTATAATAGCATTTCTTATGTTATCAAAAAGTATCTTTTGTGCCAACGGAGTTTTAATCTTGTCATTAATAACTCTACTCAGTGGCCTGGCACCCATCTTTGGATTCCAGCCTTTATCTAACAAATACTCTTTCATAGTTTGTGTTGGTTTAACTAAAATATTCTTTTCCAGCAGTAATGTATTTAACTCTCCTATGAACTTGTCGACAATTAATAGCATATCGTCTTTATCTAACTTATTAAATTTAATAATAGCATCGAGTCTGTTTCTAAATTCCGGAGGGAAGAATGTTTCGATTGCTTTGTCATCCTCGCCTTCTTTTTCTAAAGTGCCAAAACCAATACTATTACGTTCCATATCAGCCGCACCTAAGTTTGACGTCATAACAAGAATGATATTACGCATATCAACACGTTTGCCATTACTACCACTCAAATAACCATTATCCATTATTTGTAACATAACATTAGCAACATCTGGATGCGCTTTTTCAATTTCGTCTAGTAGCAATACTGCGTGTGGATCTTTCTCAACATCGTTTAGCAGTTTACCACCAGCCATTTCGGAATCCTCAAAGCCAACATATCCAGGAGGAGCACCAATAAGTTTAGCAACTGTATGCTTTTCTTGATACTCACTCATGTCATAACGCAACAGTTTTACATTTAATAAGTGTGATAATTGTTTACATAATTCTGTTTTACCAACACCAGTAGGCCCAGTAAATAAAAACGAAGCAGTTGGCTTATTTAAATCTTTAAGTCCTGCTTTAGCGATGTAGACTTTCTCACATAACTTATCAACAGCATTGTCTTGTCCGAAAATAACGTCTTTAAGGTTGCCTTTAAGATTCACAACGTTCTCAGTTTTTTCAGAACGAAGTTGATCAATAGGCATACGAGCAATTTTACTTACTTGTTGTAGAATATCTTCTTTAGTAATAACAGTATCTTTACTACCACTCACTCTGCGTTTCGCGCAAGCAGTATCAATAAGATCAATAGCCTTGTCTGGTAGTTTTTTATCCGTGATAAACTTAATACTCTTATCAACTGCTGTCTCTATTGCCTCGTTGTGTATTTCAAGACTATGGAATTTTTCATAATACTTTTTAATACCTTGTAAAATATCCACAGCATCGTCGCGTGATGGTTCATCAATAACTAGTCTAAAGAATCTACGCATCAACGCTCTATCTTTCTCAAAACTTTTTCTAAAGTCTTCCCAAGTTGTGCTCGCAATAACTTTAATTGCTCCGCGTGATAACGCAGGTTTTATCATATTGCTAAAATCAACACCACCTTGGCTGCCGGTCTGACCAGCACCACTCATCATGTGTGCCTCATCAATGAACAATATTGCGTTATTTACTTTTTCCAGTGCGTGTAAAATATGTTTAATCTTTTCTTCAAAGTCACCTCTATACTTACTGCCAGCAAGTAATGAGCCAATCTCTAAACTAAAAATAGTATTTCCGAGTAGGTTTTGCGGAACATCTTCGTGCTGTATGCGATATGCTAATCCTTCTACAACTGCTGTTTTACCAACACCTGCATCGCCTACCATAATAACATTGTTCTTTGTTTTTCGAGCAAGTGTTTCAGCAATATCGTTGATCTCTGACTGCCTTCCGATAACCGGATCAATCTTTTCTTCATCGACCAGGTTGTTTAAATTAGTGCAATACTCTTCAAGTATCTGTAACGCTCTGTCTTGTATACCTTGGTTATCATTCGGACCGCAATAAGTTTTGTTATAAAATTCAATAAGATCCTCAGGCAGAACTCCGTATTTCCTCATAATCCATGAAGCATAAGAACTATGTTCGTTAGTAATACTGACGTATAGATCTATTGTTTGGAACTTTTGTCTGCCGCTAAACAATACTTGTGTAAATGCTCTACTAAAAATTCTTTCTAGTGCGTGTGTTTTCTTTGGACGCACTTCTGTTACATCTACAATATCCTCAAAACGAGATTCAAGTATACTTTCAAGTTCGTTAACTAAATTATTGTAATCAACGCCAAACTCTTCTAGCATTGTTTTAAAGTTTTTTGTTCTTAATAATGATAACAGTAGATGTTCAGTTGCAACAAACTTATGATTGTAGTCTAACGCAATTTCCATTGCTTCTTCTACTATTGCTTCTATCTCAGGGTTTTGATCAAACATTGTTTTCTCTCTCGTGAAAAGTTATACCATCTAGATGGTCTAGTTCATGCATAAAGCATCTTGCAGACAATCCTTGTAAATCCATTCTTTTTTCGTTGCCTAAATAATCATAAAATTTTACTTTAATAGAATTAGGACGATTTACTTCTATTATTTCTCCTGGAAAACTTAAACATCCTTCTTGTCCTAGTTCGCATTCATTGCTTTCTTCTTCTATGGATGGATTAAAACAATACATAAATCCATCCTTTAAATCTTCGCCATACATAACAAACAATCGCTTGCTTACACCTACTTGAGGCGCGGCTAGACCAATGCCTTTGTTTTCAACCATAAAAGAAATCATATCCACTGCCAACTTTTGTAGTTGGAATGGCTTATTAAATTTTACTTCTTTAGCTTTATTCCGTAGAACTCTTTTAGTAAGTTTAAGTTTTCGCTCCATAATAATATTTAGTTTATATTTTTTAGTATGTCTTGTATTAGATTCTGTTGTTCTGTTGTCAAGTTTGTTGGTATGCTTATTTTTAATTCTACTAATAAATCTCCGTAGACGTTACTGTCCATAATGGGCATACCTTGTCCTCGTAAAACCATTTTTTGCCCGGGTTGAGTGCCATTAGGTATTTTAACTTTTAGTTCTTTTTCTGTTAATGTTTTAATAATTTTCTCTGTGCCAAGCATTGCTTCAAAGCAGGTTAGGTTTATAACTGTAAATAAATTTTGTCCGCTTCTTTCATAGTGCGGATCGTTTATTACATCAATGGCTATTAACAAATCACCAGCAGGTGCTCCATTTGCCGCGTTATCTCCTAACCCGCGCATACGCATTGTTTGCCCTGCTATGACACCTTTTGGTATTTGAACGTCTAACGTTTTCGTTTCACTGCCGGCGGTATACTTTACTCTCTTATTACTGCCTTCATATGCTTCTCGTAATGACACGTTTATTTTTATGTGAATATTTCTATTACGAGTTTGCTGGCGGCGTTGTCTAAAAGGACTCTCTCCGCTTCCAAACATTTCGCCAAATATATCTTCTACATTAAACGGGTATTCAGCATCACCTGTAGACCATACATGTGGGCCATGGCCAAAGTTATGAGCGTGTGGTGCTCCATACTTTCGTAAATGATCATACTCTGTTCGCTTATCGCTTGATAGCACATCGTTTGCTTCGTTTATTTCTTTAAACTTGTCAGCATTACCCCCTTTATCTGGGTGGTTTTGTTGTGCTAACTTACGATATGCTTTTTTAATCGTGGAGGCATCCGCATCTTCACTAACGCCAAGTATGTTATAGTAGTCTTTATTTGGATCCATATACTACATAATTATAGCATAAAGTAAAGGAAAAGTCTATTTTTTAACTATACAATGTATCAATTGGAACCCAGGCAGTTCCTGAGTTAGCATATGTTTTATTATGTGTTAGCCACACTTACGAAACTTGGATCGGCAGGATGATCTGGAGCAGTAGGCCAAGAGTCAGCGTGACTACCTAGTTCTGTCCAAGATACTTTATCTACCGTTGTGTTTGTCGTGGCATTAGGTGAACCCCATGCCTCAGTTTCACTGTTGTATGTCTTGCGTGTGTATGTTACTGGATGTGCCCGATATGCTTTGATAGCATCAAGATCAGCCAATGCATTGATTTCTGTTTCTTTATCATTAGCAGTTGTTCGTAGTGCTGTGCGATATGTTGCCCAATCAGTAGGAACTGCTGTACCGCCGTCTGCTTCACGAATACTCATCCAGTCAGACAATGCCAAACGACCTGAAGCGATAGCATTGACTTCTTGTACCATGCTTGCTTTGAGACTTGCTGTAGACTTTGCAGTTGTAGCATATGTGCCGACTGCTTCTGCACCAGATGTATTCCAAGTTAGTTCGCCCGTGCTGTAGTATCTTTGATCTACTGATGTAATGCTTGCGGGTTTAATACCAATGGCAGCCAAATCTGACTTTGACCATTGTGTGAAAATATTTCTTGGATGCTGAACGCCATCCTTTGTAATGCCCCTAGGGGTCTTTATTAGTCCAATTCCATCAACGTACCACATTTTTTACTCTCCTATGTTGTACCATGTTGCCATGATGTTATTTGTTGTTACTATTTATACGTTTTATCTGGCGTTGGCATACTTGAATGGTGATTCGGCAATGGCTAAATACACTAATGTTTCTGAAGAACCATTACCTCCACCGCCAGAATGTCTTAATTTAAATCCGTTTGACACAAAATCAACTTCAGCGCCAGTGTATTCAGACGCAGTATTGTTAGCAAAAATCTTTCCATCAACCACGTTGTATGGATTCATTTTATTATCTTGAATTTGCCAGTTTTCTGATGCACTTGCAGATTTCCAAAGAATAAAAGCAGGACGAAACCCGGTGTAGACAAACGTGCCATCTGTTGATCCATTACCTGTGTACGATCCAATCTTGCTGTAGCCTTCTACGGAGTGGAACGCATAACAGATAAAGTTATCACCACTTGAGTTGTTTTCAGCATTGGGATATACGGGAATCACTGAAGATGTTGGCACACCTTCGGCAGAATTTCCAAAAGCGTTAGTTAAATTCAAAAATACATAATCATTAC